AAGCCTACGAAAAAGAATGTCCTTCACCGTAGGAAATTCTTTTTCGTAGGCTTGGCGGCCGTAGTACTGCTTGGCCAGCAACTTCGCTGCGGCAGGATTGGTCTTCTTCAGCGCGGCAATGGTATCGCGCGTGGCCTTGTCCATCGTGCGCGCGTCGGTCTCGATGCCTTCGTCTTCCGGTTCGCCAGGTAACTCAGTTTCTTCCGCCCCCTCGACGGGAGCATCTCCACCTTCACCACCGGCAGGCGCTTCCGTACCTTCGGGCGCTGGCGCATCCGTGGTTTCTGTCGTTTCAACTGGCGTGGTTTCTATTGCAGGCGTGGAGTCAAGGGCTGGTGCTACCGCTTCGATTCCTTCAAGCATCGTTCCTCCCGATTTACCGACTGGCAAAGTCTACATCAAAACTTACTGAACTGGTACAGGCGGTTGCGGCTCCGGCAACATGGCGTGCGCGGCTGGCGTCAGGGCGTTTGGTGGCTTTGGTGTTACCGGGATACCTGCCTTGCTGAGAATGGCGTCGGCTTCAGCCGCATCAGCGACATCTTTGTAGTTTAGAGAAACACTAACAGGCTTTTGTGGCGGAGGCGGAGCGTTCTTTGCAGCCTTGTCTGCGGCGGCCTTTTCGTGTTCCTCGAAATGCAATTCCACGTTATGAAATTCGTCGGGGTGCAGTTTCTTCTCTTTGCGGCCATCGGGCGAGTTCATGTACTGCCAGCAGCAAAACGCTTCGGTCGCGTGGTCTTCGTAGTCGGAGATTGGGATTGAACTGACCAACTGTTTCGGCAGTGCGGCCAACTCCGCTTCCGCCTGTTGCAGCATGGCCGGATCGACACCAGGATTATCTTTTATCGCTTGAATCTTCTGCTCAAGTTCCACAACCTCTGGATTTGGCGGCGGGGACGTTTTAAGTAGAATTTCAATTTCTCCCAATTGCTTTTCATAGGATGCCGCTTGCGGGATGTAAAGGTCATCGAGCGCCACCATGCGCTTTAGGAAAACAAGGTTCGCAGGGTTAAAGAATACTTCCTGCAATGCTGGGTTCTTCGCGGAGCCGTCCAGCAATCCCATCAGCCGATTCTGTTTCTGTGTGTAGGTCTCCGGGAAGTTCTCATTGGCTTCCGGGAAGCATAGGATGTTGGCTTTCAGATCGTTAATTTCCAGACGGATTGCGTCGGCTCCGGGAATCCGCTCATTGATACTCTTGTCGCGGCACTTGGCTCCCCACCGTACCGCTTGCCGCATGGCCGTGGCTTCCATGTTCTGAATCGTGTGCCAGGTCGGGCCGATGCGCCCGAGCGCCTGGTCGCGCTGAATAGCGATGCCGCCCTTTGTGTCGTTCGCACCAGTGTCGCCGCCGGCGAGCGCAGGATACCCGCCAGTTACCAACTCCGCGAAGTCGCCTTTGTACGAATTAATGAACTCCGGCAGGGACGCCGGCATCTGTACTGCTGGCTCAACGAAAATCAACTGGTCTGGCGTCAGACCGGCTTGCGGCATGAACGCGCCGATGTCTCCCGGTACGTTGGTCTGCTGGCGTAGCGCCTCAACGTTGAACGCTTTGTTGTGCATCCACTTTTTCGGAATGGCACGGACAAATCCATCGTTCATCAGGTCCAGCCAGTTATTCAGCCGCTTCTGCAATGGCATCATGGACGTGCCCATCGCGTTGCGGTTCTGGCCGTCGCCGGAGTACGCCTGCCCGAGCGCCCAGCAGTCATCCATCGACTCATTACGCGCAAAGCAGAATGTTTCGCCAGCGTAGACTACCAGCACCCCATCCGGGCATTTCTGAATGATCGAATCCCGAACCGTTACGTCGTCAATCCCCATCAGGTACGACGGACGCAACCAACTCCGCTGAATGGTCACATCTTCCGCGATTGAGTCCGACGTGATGTAGGTGGACTGCATCCCTAATTTCACGTTCAGCCGCGCCAGCTTCGCAATCTCCCCTTCAGAAACTCCGTTGGCTCCGGCCTTAATGTCTTTCGCTACCCAGGGGAACATTCCTTTGGCGCGCGTGGTATCTACTTCCATTTCGTACTGCAACACATCTACGTCTTCCAGATCGTTCGCCATCATCGGCGAGAGCTTCACTTCCAGTTTGCCGTGGCAGGTGCGCACCTCTTGACCGCGGGGCTTGCGGTTCGCTACTGGCTGGTTATCTTCGGCTTGGTTCGCCACTTCTACCGCTTGCTGAGTCTCTTCGGTTCCCGGCTCGTTCTCCGGCACGATGTCATCGTTCTGGTCTTCTTCTTCCCATCCGAAGCGCTGGCCATCTTTGACAAAACGGGTGTAGTACAGTGCGCGGCCGTCAGTCCAGAAGTAGCGCGCCGCATCTGTCTGCACCATCGTTAGGTCATTGTTGCGGGAGACTACCTTGACGAATTTATCCGCTGCTTCCGTCGCGGTAATCTGCGCATCGTTGTCAGCATCTTGCGGTTCAAACCGTACATTAGGGACCGCGCGGGTAAGCGAGGAAATAATAATTTGAGCGTAGGCGGAATAAATGTTCGTCGGCAGGAGCGCCAAGTCCATCTGCATCGACGGGCCGTATCCGGTAGACTCGCCAGGAATTTCCCATCCGCCACCAACACGCGGGATGAGGAACTGGAAACCACGATAGAAGAGTGCCGCTTCCCATGCTTGGATTACTTCGATTAGGCGAGCCGGATAATCCCGTTTGCAGGCTTTGGTGATGAGGGCTTTTAATTCTCTCTTCTCGGCGTCGGTTAGGTCGATCTTGCCAAACGTGGTGCCGTCAAACTCAATACCGGCAAGGACACCAGGATTATATTCAACTGGCGCAAGCGCTTCAGTCTTCTCTTGTTCAAGAACGGCTGTTGCCACTACTCCCCGCAATCACCCGATTGTGCTGCGAGAAAAGTCTACACTAAAACTGCACGCCATCCGTTCCGCTGTGCGCTTCTGCACCCCGAGCTAGGGGCTTAGGAAGAAGGGATGCTCTAGTCCCATCCGGGTATCGATCCCCGGTTGCGCTGTCAGGGCGTGCGCTGCCAGTTCTTCCAGCGGACGGAATCCTCATCGTGCAGGCTCCAACTCAAATCCGTCGTGGTCAGGATAGCAGGACTTGTGCAGGTCACAGATAGGAGCGTAAAAACTCCCGACGCCACGGCCAATGTCATCACCGTCTTCGTTTTTAATGGATAATTTGCCTTCGCTTATTTTGATTACACACGTGGCAGGTTGGCCGCAGCGGGTGTTAGCGTCAATCCGATATTCGCAGGGTTTCATCGTTTTGCTTTCTTGAACGCAGTCACCATCGGGCCATCGCGCTTCTCCGGTATGTCGTGGCCTTCCTTCCGCAAATAAGACAGGAGAATTGCTTTGGCTTGGCGCGGGTTGCTCACGATCTTCCCGCTACCGCCTGAGTGCAATTCTCCCCGCCGAAACAACGGCATGATGTCTTTAGATGGCACAGGGTTTTATCCAAGTCCAGGGATGTGGCCGTGCGACTTGTGTTCCATCTCCGGCATGATCTCGCCAGCTTCGTCGCCCATCTCTTCGTCCGGGTCTTCTTCGGCAGGACTGCCGCCCATCGCTTTGCCAACGTGTACGTGGGCTTCCGGTTCGGAGTCAAACTCCGATTCATGCTCCACGTTCTGTTCGCCGTGGACAGATTTGACCTTGTGCTTCCCGGTCTCTTTGTCTTTGTCGTACTCGACGTGGTGAGCTGGCCCGTGCTTCTTCACAACGGATTCAATGTCTTCGGAATTGCCGTCGTCGTCGGCCGCGGCTTCGGGCTTCTTCTCCATCGGTTTCGGTTTGGGCTTGTCTCCGGCCATCGAGTCAGCAAGGCGTGCGCGCCCTCCGCTGTGGTGCATCTTTCCGGTCTTGTCTGCTACGGCCATGTTAGTTCTCCTGTGCCGGAGTGACCGGCGTTTCTGTCTTTGCCTGCAATGCAGCCCTTTGTGCGGCTTCGGCTGCGGCGTTCGCTTCGGCAATTTCTTTCAATCGCTTCTTGAGTAACCGTTGGTACGGGGTGCCACTTTCAACTTGCGTGGCTTCAGGCGGGTTATTGTTCGGTGGTTCTGTGACGCGGTTCGCAACGGGAAGACCAGGAATCAGGTATTGCCGCAGGCGATCCGCTTCCGCCCAGCCCCGATTCGCCTCTACAATACACCGATTCAGTTCTTCGGCGTGAACAGTTTTTAGCCGCTCCAATTCGTCTATGTGTCGCTGGCGTAACGTGGCCAGTTCAGCTTCCAGAGCGCGGACGTAGCGAGAACGGAGAAGGTCAGTCCAACTCATGTAAATAATCCTCGCTGCGAATGCCAAATACCGTCTTTGTATGATACTGGTTGTTCAAGTCGCCCTGAGCCATCGCTGAATAATACAGCATCAAGATTGCGGAGAAACTCATTCATTGTATTTTGCATTTCAATTGCCGGAACGCATATTCCGGTAACGCGATACAGGCCGTTGGGATTATTCACCATGCCCGACGCTTGCAGCCAGAAATTAGTAATCGGGGGAACCGCTGGCAGGAATATCTTTCTAAACGGCCAGACCTCAGACGGCAGCGCAGTAGCGGCAGCAACGCCAAGTATCGACCGCATGAAATTTCGCCTATCCATCAATCACCTTTCACTTTCAACGCTTGCAGAAATCGTTTGTCCCGAGCCGTCAGGTTCAGTACTGAGAGTCTGGCTCGCTCGCGGTACTCCTGTTCCTTTTCTTCGATGGTCATCGCGTTAAACGCGGCCGCTTTTTCTCTTTCCGCTTCTTGCGCCCACTGGCGTTGTTGACGTGCGTCGGGGGCTTTACGGATTTGCTCGCGCTTGTCTTCCAATGGGCACCTCAATTAGAACGATTCGCTCTTTGTTCTTTCGGTGTAGCCCACCGGCAATTTCCCGGTTCATAATTTCCATCGTTGTTGATTCGGTCGATGGTCATGTTAATCGGACGTGGCCCCATGTCGGCCAAGAACGTCTCGAACCTATCCCACTGCTTGCAGATTGTAATCCCACGACCGCCGTATCGTGAAAACTTATTTGAGTTAGGGTTCAAACATCGTTGGCGCATGGCATCCCAGCTTCGGAAGGTCCGCGAGATTTTACCGTGTATTGCGTGGCCGTGGCGTAACTGCGGTAGACGTTTCATTAGTTCGCGGCTCGTATCGCGGACCAAACAACCGCAGGATTGTACTCCACCGGCTACGAGATGGTGGCTCGCAACCATTCGCATCGCGCCACACTCACAAGCGGTCAACCAGCGTACATGCCGAACTCTGCCAACTGGCCAGAGAACTTTCAATCTCCCGAATGTTCTCCCGCTCAGGTCCAACATTTTACGCATTTGGTTTAACTCTTCTGTACCAAGTCGGCACTGTAATTGGCTTCTGCGGCCTGCGCTCTTTGGCGCGTTCTAGATTGTAATCCTTATACATTACAGCGGCGCGGCGCATCGGGTCTGTAATCGCAGCGTATTTCTCTCGCTTTTTAATGTGCTCTGGTTTATCTTCAGGGTCAAGTAGTGCCCCCGCCACCGCATAGCGAAGGGCATCCCCCAAATCATCGTTGAGACTGACTCCCTTTGGTTTCTGAACGTCTTCCAAATGAATCGGGTCTCGCACTAACATTGGAATTGCTTCAGCCACCGCAGTACAGGTATTCAAGACAAATAATTCATCAGAGTCGAGAAGGCTGTAGACTTTCTGCCATCCAGCTATTCGATCAGTATTTGAACGGGTTGGGCGAGGCAATCCAGCGGCCGCTAGAATATCTCCGACTTCATCAGCCACGGTACGATTGCTTACTGTTCGATTGAACCGCTCCCAGGAGAAATGGATTGAACTGATATTCCACCGATAGCCTTCCTGACTCCGCTCAAATTTCGCTTGGTCTTCCTCAAAAAACGATTCGCCAGCGGCAATCTCTCGTCGTTCTTGAAAGCGTGGGATAGAAGAGACCAGTGCGTTAGTCTGGAACTCTGGAGTCTTTTCCTGCATCCACAATTCTTGGATTACAACGTTAACCATGCGGGGCTTCTCACCGTCCCATCGCGGCTTGAGCAAAGCCTTAGTCATAAACACGATTGAGGCGAAGTGGCCGAATCCATAATCGTAGCCAATCCAAACTGGCTGCCAGTCCTCAAAGTGGAAGTCTGACGCTGGCCGGACGTGCCGCTTCGGTTCCCAATTGTCAAAGAATTGCCCGGAGACGGAATCCATGTTGCCCCAGCGGATCTTGTCCCGCAGTGGAGACTTTTCAAGCGTAGCGATGTACTCCGTGTCCTGCGCGTAAATTGGATTCTGGTCTACCGTCGAGTGGAAGAACTCATAATCCGCAGGGTTGTATTTGTCCGCGTCCATCCCCTGCACTGGCTTATGGTCTTTCCAGAGCTTCTTAATCCAGGACCAACCAATACCCATCGGGTTAGTAGCGCCGCCCATCGTTGCGCGTGCGCCAGGTATCGGGCAGCGGTTGCGGCCGGCCAGCGCGTCCCAAATGGCGAATGAGAACTCGCCCAATTCCTCAAAGCCAATAAAGACGTACTCAGTGGAGAGATACTTTCCAACGTCCTGTTCCCGTTCGCAGGCACCAAAGAACAGTTTGCTTTGCAGCATCTTGCCTGTCGGCTTGCCGTCTAATCCGATCTCCGGTTGCGGGTGGAAGTAAACGATGTGGTCGCCCTGGTGGTAGAACTCGTACACCCAGCGCGGAACGTCCGCCAAGAACTTGTCAATCACGGTCCGCTTCATGTCTGGTATGGTCTTGCGTAAAATTATGCTGTTGCTCCCAGGATACTCAAGCGCATGGAACACCGCTTCCATTAAAAGCGGTCTCGACTTTCCGCTCCCGAATCCACCAACTTGTAATCTGAATTTTGCTGGAGATATATGAAAGGCAATCTGGTGCGCCCACGGGACATAAAAGTCGCTTATATTGCGCGAGCCTTCGTCTCTTTGTACTTCTATGGTCACAGGGGTAATTCCGCTTGACCGCGAGCGGCGGCGTTGCGCAGTCGCTTAGTCGCTGAAATCTTGGCTCTCCATTCGGGCGTAATTATGCGGCCTTTGTGGATTGCTGAAAGTTTTCGCTTCGTTTCTTCGGGACATGGGACGCTATGCTTGCCTTTGCCACCCGCAGATATATTGGCGCGATGCGCCGCTGTTCTGATACGCCCTCGAAGTGCATTGGAAATACGTTGCTTGTTCGCTTCGGTGTGGGGTCGTCCTACAACTTCTGCGTTCAGTTTCCGTTTCTTCCAGTTGCAGTTTGCACAAAGTAGTTGATAGGTGCCAAGCGGCACGTTCAGAACATCTCGGTAAATGGTGTGAAGATTCCTTGTCTTGCGGTCAATATTGCCACTACCGGAAGGATGGTCGATCTGGAGCATGTCCGGGTCGTCACAGCCGAAAGAGCCGTCTGCGTTCTGCCACCGACAGTCAGGGTTGGCACACTTATTTCCAAGATGCTTTAGGGCTAAAACTCGGACTTTGTTCCGTGACGAAGACATTGGAAGGATGCTATCACAATAAAAAACGGGAGACAGTCCCTCGGAGGATCAGTCCTGGAAAGCTATCTCCCGCACGCCATGCCTTACCGCGTATCGAAAAGTAGTGTACGTCAATCAGCGGTCGCTGCGTTAGCCTTTTCTGGTGGCGGGTCGCCGGCATCCTTTGCGTTGCTGATGGGAATCGGGCCAACTCCGGGTTGCGCAGTGTCGCCGGGGTTCTTTGGCTTGTTCGCTTCCAGCGTCGCCGCGGCTGTCTGGCGTACCGCATCCTGAAATACCAAGTCCATATCCCCGCGAATCTCACTCAGCCCGAAGCCACACTTGGAACAGAACTTGATCGCCTTCGGAATGGCTCCCTGTGACGTGATTTGAATCCCGTCCTGATACACACCGATTGTGTGGCCGGATACAGAGCAGACTTTCTCCGAGATAGCTGCACTCTGTGCCGACAACCCGCACGGATTCGCAATCTTTTCTGGCATACCTTTTCTCCCCTCGTAAATGAATTTGAAATCATTCGGAGCCAACTCGACTAACCGAAACTCGACAGACGGGAACATTTGATCGGCGCGCTTAACCGCGTGCTCAAGCATTTCGTCTAACTGTTCTGAACCGTAACCCGTTCCAGGTTTAGCCCGAGCGCGCCAGGTTACGTCCTTCTGTCCGGGCATGATTACGCGCACCGTCATATTGCGGTAGAGCTTCTCGCCGGACTTGGAGCGCATGATTCTCACGGCAGCGCGGCCCACAGGAACAACACAACCCCAATGGCCGCAAGTAAAGCGACGGGCAGCACGATACGGAAGTCTCGCCGCTTTCGTTCTCTCATTGCTTCGGAGCCATATTCTGCAACAGCCGCGCGTGTTCTTCGAGCAGCCGCACCCATTCAAGCAAACGCTCTGAATCCTTTTCCATTTCGGCCAGCACCGCGGTCGGTGGATACCAGAACGTGACTTCCCCTTTATCCTGAATGGCGATCATCAGCGGGAGCCGACGCTGTTGCAGGACTTCTATCACCAGTCTGCCTTCTGCTGTGTGGATTAGTTGATCGAAGTCTAGGTCACTCACGCGTCAAAACCTCATCGAGCATTCTTTCCAATTCTTTCCAATGCACAGTCATAAATTCTGAAAGTTCGTACTCCTTGGACAATATCATGCCGTTTTTATTTGAGCAGGCGACCATCGTCAAATACATCATTGCCGCGCCACGCGAATCGGAGAATCTGGTGTCCGCTGCGATGGCCTTAATCGCATTTGTGGCTTCCCTGCCTTTTAGCGCATCCAGCCCAACCTTACGCATTCTTAAACTCACCGTTTGGCCTTCTCTTTCTTCGGCAGTCCACCGAGCGGGATAGCGTTGTTCTTGCGCCAGGTCGAGCAGGTATTACAGAGGCAGGTTAATCGGTTGCTGGTTGCTGTGTGGACCGTCCCCAGTGTTTCAGGTCCAAGTGATCCGTCCGGCGGTTTATCAGTTTCCGTAGTTGCGCCAATGATTCCGTCAGCCACCGCTCGCCTCTTGCCCAATAGCGAGCTTCGCTTACTTCGTATGGAGTCATTCCCGGAGACAGAAGCGCGCCGTCCAGGAATCGAACTTCCTGCAACCCGTGACACGTTTTGATTAGCCGTACTTCCATTTGACTGCTCACTCTCCGGCTGGGTTTTTATGGTGCAGTTCCGAATCCAAGCACTCAGCGGGACCAGCCCCGCATCGCGGCGTACCTGCGCCAGCTCATCCTCGCTAAATGTGACAGCTATCTTTGGCACGCGCACACAGTAGCATGAGTACGTACTGATACGCAACTATTCGTCTTTAGGGGTCTTGTGGCCGTTCTTATGCCCGTTGCCATTGGTATGTTGGATCGGCGGCAGTTGGGCAGCACCAGCTCCAACCAGTCGCGGCGGCCGCGGGGAATCGAGTACGATAATCTTGACTCCCATATCTGTTGGTGTGCGGTCATCAGCAAAAAACTTGTGATACCTGGCCAGCATCTCTAACGCCTGCTGAGGATTCGTGAAGCGAACCGAGCCAGTTTTCGCATCATAAGAATGGATGCAAGCAGCAATATCGGCGCCCATCTCCGAGATATTCTTTAACTTCCCGTTCGCGTCAAACGCTTGCCGCGGGTCTGCAAAAGCGTGCCGCGTGAGCTGTTTCAGCGTGCGTTCCACCGTAAAATCCAACTTTTTTCTACTCTCGGCCAAAATGCGGGTAATTTCCGCCTTTACTTGAGCATTCTTTAACAGCCGTGATGCCTGAAAAGCCGCTGTCTTTCGAGAGAGACCGCAGGCAATGGCAGCCTCAGTTCCGTTGCAATCAAGAATGACATACTGACGGGCAAAGGATTCTATTCTGGCACGCGCTTTGTGATGAGACTTCCGACCCATGATGAAGGAATCGTACCACTAGACCGCTGAAACGGGCAAAGGAAGCGAGTTGACTATGTATCTGTAAGTCACCACGCGCTCTAGTCCGATTTTCGCCAAGAATTTGTCGGAAGCGTTTCGGCGTCCCGAGATCATGTCGCTCAGCATTGACGGTGAAATCCGCATTTTTTTAGCGAAGTCTTTTTGCGACCCACACTTCTCAGACAGCGCCAAGATGAATAGTGGCAACTCTGCTTCAGTAAAGGTTTTCCTGCGAAGCAACGGTTGGCACTTAGACTTTAGATGTTTACGGTGTTCGGCTATGTGGTGCTTTTTACAGAGCCAGCGGACTTCCAAAGGAAGTGTGTAATCTTCGTGATGCCCTTCCGACTTGACCTCGCCACAAACTTCGCAAGGAAGGCGCTTTAGCTTGCCGGTATCAACGGCGTATTTTAATCGCACCCGCGCGTTCTTCTTAAAGTCTGGCATCGGTGGCCGGTGGATACAGAGTGGATTTACCTTCGAGAATTATGGAGATTGTATCGGAGAGGCCGCGCCGTTCGTTCTGGGCCTTCTTTTGAAGAGCTTTGGCTATTGTTTCTGAGAGCCGAATGTATAGTACTTTGGTCTTTTCCTTACGTGGTCTACCTGCTTTGGCCATGTGGCTTTGTACCCCACCATAATTATTTTGTCAAGACCTGTAGATTTCTCTTGACAAGTATTTGTGGAAATGCGATATTCGCTTTGCAAGTAAGCAATACGTCGGTCAGACGATAAACGGAGCCAACCAATGAATGAACTTTCCAACGCAGCCGCAACGGTGTACCAAGCCTTTGTTTCCGATGCTTTTTTGATGGTGTTTTTCGTCGGGTTTGTCGTAGCTGTGCGATTCACGGTTAACAAATACTCGCGTTAAAACCCATGACCGCTACCCATTCCAACCGAGAGAAGTTTTTGGCCGAACTAATCCGGCGCGCTCCGGCGACTGATTACAGTGCAGCGCAGCGGTTTATGCGATACAGCTCGACGGTGTACCGTTTAACGAACCAGTACCCGCGCACTTTCGCAGAGGACCGCAAATTGGAACGCATCATCAGCAAGATCAAAGAGTTGGCCGCCGACTGCCGATGCACGATCGAGTTTAACGCCGGAGTGGTAACGCTCGTATGTCCCGATAGTTTCCGATTGGAGGTTGTCCGCATATGAATCAAGAACAGATCGAACCGGAAGTACTCACCAGCACGAACCTGCCAGCAGAGGACACGATAGCCCAACTCCGCGCGCACCGACCACGCAACGGAGAACAGTTTGCCGACTTCCTTACCGCTAATTGGCCAGCAGGTGTACCGGAACAGTGCGCCGCAGAAGATGTTGGGACAGACTGTATTGAGTTGAAATTGCAGGAAGAAGCGTATTGCGAAGCCTGCACGACCTACGCGCGGATTTGCCGCGAATGGTATGCGTTGCCAGACATTCGCCGGCGATTGGAGATAGCGTCGTGAAGATATTCGCAGTAGCTCACACTTTTAACGAGAGCTTCCCGAAATTCACAGCTACCAGCGGGAAGGTAGGGGTAACGTATGTTGCCGCCGAGACCGAAGAGGAAGCGCGCGAGAAGTTTGGGTACTCTGGCGTGTTCGCGGTGAAGGAAATCACCATTGATGAATTTTTGAAAACGGGGGCATCGTCATGATCGAAGAATACGACCGCATAGTGGAAGGCGCCCTAGAACGCGGAGAGAATCCCGTTGACGTACTGGCGCACAAGACCATGCCGCAGTTTGAACCGCCCGAGGTTGAGTGTGGGGAATGTTTCCACCCAATCAGTGACCACGGCAAGAACGGTTGCGAGCACGACCGGAGCATCACCGTGGAGGAAGTTCAGATCGACGGCGAGTGCGGTTGTACGGAGCACGTCATTGCTGACCGCTTGCAGCGCTATTTGCAAAGAGCTTATGAGGCAGTGAACCAGTGAGCCGACACTATCCGCTAGGAGGCTTTTACGTGAACTACCAGACACCCAGCCGTCAAGATGTGGAAGTGGCCATCAAAGGTTTGGAGATCGAAGACGAGCGCGAGAAGGAAGCCTTGCGGAAGTTTTACGCACGCGAGCGCAAGCAGAACCGCGCGGCCAATATCAAATTGGCAAAGGCTGTCGGGTTCTTTCTACTGAAGGTTGTGGCGATTTGCGCCGTTTCGTATTTGATTATTGCGGGAGTGTTGTCACTCTAATGGCATCGAAACCCATGCAGCGCAGCCTAAAGCATTTGAAAGATACGGGCTGGACTGTGGCCGTTGTCGAGAAGTGGAAGCACTTCCCTGGAATGAAGTTTGGCGTTCGTCAAGATGTGTGGGGATTCGGGGATATTCTGGCGTGCCGCCTGAGTTGGACTGATTCATTTTTGGACAATGGAGTTTTAACGACCAAAGACAGGCGCGAAATTGCCCTAATACAAACAACGGACTGGACCAGCATTTCAAAGCATCGCGCAAAGATTCTGGCCATTCCTGAGTTCGAGAAGTGGAAGGACGCCGGTGGTTTGGTTCTGTTGCATGGTTGGAAGTTACGCCCGAAAGACGGAGTGCGCGGAGCAAAAAAGGTTTGGACGTTGAAACAGGAAATTTTATAAATCTGGAGGAAAGAATGGACACACAGGAAATAGTAGTACATCCGTCAAACGTGGAGACTAGTCTAAGCCCTATCGTTCTCGACCGCTGGCAAGAGTCGCTGACCGAGATGGACCAGCACGAAACGGAAGCCACTGCGCTTTTCAACAAAGCGCGCGCGTTGGAAGTGAAAGACGCGGACTCTTTCGCCGAGGCTGGGAATCTGATCGCCGAACTCAAGCACACCACGTCGGCATCAGAAGCGTGCATGGAGCCGTACAAATTGAAAGTGCGGAAGGTGCTCGACTTCATCCAGCAACGCTTCAACAGAAATAAGAACCGAGCAGAAGAGGCGCGCGGCGTTCTGAATATGAAAATGGGAGACTACTCCCGCAAGGAAAAAGCGGCCGCCGAAGAAGAACAGCGCCGACTGAACGAAGAAGCGCAGCGCAAGCGTGACGCTGACTTGAAAGCCCAGGTTAAAACTGGCGAGATCACCAAGCGCGAAGCCGCAGAAATAGCGAAAGAGCCAGCGCCAGAGGTTCGCGTGCAGCCGAGCCTACCCAAGACCAGCGTGCGACAGACCACCAATTACCCGATCACCATCGGAGACCCAAAGGAATTGATTCGCGCGATGCTCAAAGCGTACAAGAAGACCGACACCAAGCGCGTGCAGTTTCTCTCACGCTTTGTGGTATTGAATGAACGCGAGCTGGCCGCCTACGCAAAGGAACTGAAAGACCCCGAGCAATTCAACAAAGAGATTCCTGGCGTGACTTGTGAAGCCAAAGACGCATTCGGCGGCAAAGTATGAAACCAAAAACGGACCGGAGGAAACTTTCTGCTCATCTTTATTATCTAGCGAACAGGGACAAGATTTTGGCACGAGTACACAAATATCGTGCCGAACACCTGGAACAGATAAAGGAAGCCAAGCGAAAGTACTTTCAACGTAAAGGTTACTCACCAGAGCGAAGGTCGTGGTTCATGATGCGCTACAGGTGCCTAAATCCCAAAGCCGTGGCCTTTCCTTACTATGGAGGACGGGGCATTAAAGTGTGCGAACGGTGGGCTAAGTTTGCAAATTTTCTAGCTGACATGGGACCGAAACCAACTCCGCTGCACACAATAGAGCGAATCAACAACGACGGCAATTATGAACCTGGGAATTGCCGGTGGGCAACTAGAAAAGAGCAATCGGCTAATCGACGGAAACCCACAGCAGAAACAGAAAAGGAACGCAGGCGCAAGATCAGCGTCGCAAGGAGAAAATATGAAGAGAACCGCCATTGAATCATCTTTGCTTTCTACCGCCGCTTATGACGCAGCAAGCCAAGTGCTTGAATTGTCTTTTCGTGCTCACCCGGAGAAGGTCTACCACTACAGCAACTTTACGCCGGCGGATTGGGAAGCGTTTCAGCAAGCCGAGTCAAAGGGCAGTCACTTCTTGAAAACCATCAAGCCAAAGTTTCCATGCAGAAAGATCGAGGAAGAACATGCCGAAGAAGACAAAGAAGCGCGCAAGCCGTTCAAAACCGACAAAGACGAAACAACCCCCTTCTAGCGCCATCGTTCCAGCGGTAGCACTCCCGCGGCCGATTATCGTGCAGCGCAACCGTGAGCGCGCGCTGACTGGCGACGAGATCGAACTACTCAAGCGGACGGTGTGCAAGGGCGCCAGCAACGACGAGTTTGCGCTATTCCTTTGGACCTGCCGCAAGCACAAGCTAGATCCCATCACCCGCCAGATTTACGCCGTGATGCGCAACGTCACCAAACACCACACGGACGAAAAAGGAATTTGGGTTGCCGGAAAGCAAATGACAATCCAGATGGGGATCGACGGACTGCGAGCGCTGGCCGGACGTCATCATAAAGACTTTGGCGGGTGCGATGAACCGCAGTTTGTAATGTCTGGCATCAAGACACCAGCCGGGAAGCCGATACCAGAGAGCGCCACAATCCGGTTATGGAAGAAGGGATTAGAGCATCCTATCGTTGGCGTGGCGTATTGGGATGAGTTTGCGCCGCGAGATTTGACCGAATCTAAGGCTGACTTCTACAACCGTATGCCCCGTTTAATGTTAGCGAAATGCGCCGAAGCTCAAGCGATTCGCAAAGGCTACCCGGACCTGTCCGACATTTACACCAGCGAAGAAATGGTACAAGCCGATCAGGACTACACCGAAGGCGGCCGCATCATTACCGACGCCAACGGATTCACGCCATCCGGCCAGCCTGTAACCTACGAAGCGCATCGGCAACTTGGAAAGCAACGGCAGCAAGAAGTGTTGGACGAAAAACTTGCGCATGGCCACGAACCAGGCTCCGAGAAAGCCAAGCAAGCCGAAGCCGCTCTTGCACGCGTGGAAGCGGCCGATGCTGAACTTGTGGGCGCGAAGGCTGCGAAAACTACGGCGAGTGACCAGCCGGAGACGCAGAACGCGGCAATAGACATCGCCGCGCCCCAATCCCCTAACGGAACCATCGAGTTAGACCTTACCGACGCCAACGACCCAATCATCCGCGGTGACTTGGGAAACCTGCTCGATTTGATTCAAAAGCACTGCACGGCGAAATGGGCGGGTGACTGGTGGCACATCCTTCCGTCGGACGTTGCCACTATTCACGCGATGGCGCAGCAGTTGAATTACCGCGTGATCGAGATTCTACCCAAACAAGTTCCCCCACAGGGAAAGGGAGTAGCACAAAACAAGGCCGCGTCGTCCGCGGCTCAAAGTGCGGCTGCTCCCACAACCTCACGAAAGGAGACAAACTCAAAACCCACGGCCAGTGCTGGATCTGTGCCCTCTGCCAGCACTGCGCCGTCTATTGTAAAAGGAACCATCCAACACTTCACCGAGAAAATGACGAAAGGCTCCGCACGCAAGCCGTCGGCGCCGTACATGAACGTGCTCATCAAAACCGAAAGCGGAGACCGTTGGTACTCTGCTTTTGACCGTGACCTGTTTGAATACGTCAGTAAGGCAAAAGGCAAGAGCGGGGAGTTTCTGGTAACGCAAAACGGAGACTTTTGGAACCTAGTCGGATTCAAGATGCTGGCTGGACGAGAATTTGACGGCAAGGTGCCAGTGATACAGAAAGACCGCGCTCCTGGGCGAGAAGGAACCCTGTTTAATCCATGACTCCCAGCTCCATGCAGCAGTACATCGCCAGCCACGGCAACGCATGGGCGGCCATTGTCTCAATTGCTTTCCAGTGTGGACCTGAGCACGTGGACCGTGAAGCCGAAATACTGGCCAAAGCTACCGGAGCAACGAAGGCGACGATCAAGCGGAAGTTTCAAGCCGTTCACCATAAGCGAGAGCAGGGTTGGAACGAAAAAGCTATCGCCGCCGCCGGACAAGGAACCACACTTTCAGCATTTGCAGCCTCTAGGAAGGCCGAGAAGCAGGAACCGGACACAATCCTTCGCTACCGTGTCTCGCGTTCGTTGGCCGACGAATGGTGTCGCACAGTGAAGAGATTAGAGATGCACGCGGAACTGAAAACCAGCGACGACCTAATAGAGTTTCTCAATGCTTGCTTCGCGGACCTGTCCCATGACGAGATTCAGAATCTAGCCGGCACGAAGAAAGCGTACTGAGATGAATAAAGACCGTGAGCCGCGCCCTTGCGGACAATGTGGAAGTCCAGTTAAATACTTCCCATTTCGCCCAAGTGTGAAAACCAAGTTTTGCTCTCCACGTTGTTTCTATGAGCATTCACGATCCAAACGACCAACTAAAACCTGCTCTATATGCAAAAAGACTTGGACCGTTGAGAGGACTACAGGTCGCACGCGATTTTGCTCAAGGGAGTGTTACAACGTCTTTAGGAACGCATGGGTTGTTCTAAAATGCCAAACCTGCAAGAAAGACTTCAAATCTAAACGGACGACCAACAGGAGATTCTGCTCGCGAAAATGTCGAGGTGCTACCCAAGATACCAAAATATCCCTCCGTTGCCCCCATTGTCGAAATATATTCCAACGTGCTAAAGCACTAAGGACTCGGGTGAAACGAACTTTTTGCTCACGCCAATGTTTCATTGCGCACAATCGAGGCGTAAACTCGCCTCAATTCCGAGGAGATGACCATTTTAGGGGAACGGATTGGCCGCAGAAGTCTAAAAAAATTCGGAAGAGAGATCGAAATACTTGCCGAGTGTGTGGAAGAATCAAAGAGCGCGGTGTTATTTTGCACGTAGACCACATAGTTCCCTTTCGGATGTTCGCTTCTAACGACGGCAGAAACTTACTGACGACGTGCATTCCATGTCATTCCCGCAAGACCACCACAGCAGAAGTTTGCTTACTGCGGGGTGACACGTTGGGTTTTCTACAATTATTGAATCAACAAGGTTGGCCAATGGATGCCGTGCACGACGCGCTGAAGCTATTTGGAGAACAACCACAAATGCCATTGTTGACTCACAAGAACCAAGTGGCATGACGGGAGACTTTGGGATTAGGTGATTGCTTGCATGGGCGTCTCGCTGCGGCGCTGGCGCACTGAAAGGGAGAAGATTTGAGGCCTGTATTGCGCTATCACGGAGGGAAGTGGAAGTTGGCTGATTGGATTATTTCGCACTTCCCAAAGCATCGCGTCTACGTCGAGCCGTTCGGCGGCGGAGGTTCTGTGCTCATGCGGAAGTCCCGCTCCTATGCGGAAGTCTACAACGATATGTGGGACGCCGTGGTGAACGTGTTTTTCTGTATGCGTGACCCAGCGAAAGCCGAGCAGCTTAAAACGCTCTTGGAACTGACCCCGTTTTCCCGCACCGAGTTTGACTCTGCATTCAAGCGCCGGCCGTCAGGAATTGGGGACGTTGAGTGCGCCAGGTTGACCATTCTTAGGAGTTATGCCGGATTTGGAAGCGCCAGCACCAATGGAGAATATGCGACCGGCTTTCGCTGCAATTCCAACCGCTCCGGAACCACGCCTGCGCACGACTGGGTTAACTATCCATCGCATGTCAGGGCTTTCGTTGAGCGGCTTCGCGGAGTGGTAATCGAAAACAAGGCAGCAGCGGACGTTATCGCGCAGCACGACACGACCGAAACTCTCTTTTACGTTGACCCGCCCTATCCGCACTCAACGCGCAATATGGCGCGAGGCAATGCAGTCTACGTCTACGACATGACCGACGACGGCCACCGGGAATTGTCAGAGCAGCTAAAAGCGGTCAAGGGCTTCGTGGTGCTTTCGGGCTATCCGTGTGCGTTGTATGACGAGGAACTGTACAAAGACTGGCATCGCGTCGAGAAGAAACACCGTGCAGACGGAGCTAGAGCGCGGACAGAAGTGCTTTGGATTAACAAGCGGGCTTGGCAGATGGGAACGCGGCTGTTTTAGGCGGCTGGCGGCGGGGCGTCCTTGCAAGCAATCGAGTTTCGAGCGCTACTGGCGCGGGGAAGGATGGTGATGCTACTTGATAAAAAAGCTCCTGAGCCAAATTGTAAATTTCCGAGTGAGGGGGGTCCACTTGCTGGTCCCATTATTGGCTATTGCAATTGTCCCGATGGTTGGCATGTCGAAGAGCGTACCGCACATAGCGGCGGCGGCTACTTTGTCTGCGAACCATACCCAGAAACTCTTAGAAAATTACATGGCTCAGAATCGCGTGGCTGGCTGACGCCGATAAGCCAGAGCCGCTAGGTATCGGCACAGCAATCGAGTTTCGCGGGAGGAAGCGGATGAGCGGACGAAGGCCAGGTAAGCGTAGGGAGTTTATGGGCACTTGCTCGAACTGTCGAGCGAAGCAAGTGGTGGTGCGAAAGGTGCGGGGCAGCCAGTGCTGCAAGCCATGCTTCACGCGCTTCGAGGTCTACGCGAATAAAACCGCGTGGCTCTGCCGGAGGCTGACGAAGGCCGAGAGTAAGCGGTAAGGTGACTTTCGCTCGCTGCCTGACGGTGGCGAGGAGGAGCGGAGATGAAAATTGAGAATGTCCAGATTGTAGCAACGACTTTGGGCGTCGAGGACCACGGAATCTTTAGCTGCTACTTGCATCTCTCTGGCGATGGCTGGGGTTGCGGCTTCGGTGGTTACGCGCTGGACGAGTATAAAAACGAACTGAAGCGCCGAGTAGGGACGGCTTACGGCATGGAGTTCATTGGCGCCATTCTGCGGACGCTAGAAGTGGAAACTTGGGAGAAACTGAAAGGGCAGCATTGCCGCGTTGAGACAGAAGGCGTTGGCGGCAGAGTGTTGCGAATCGGCCATTTGATGAAGAACAAGTGGTTCGACCCGGCAACGCTGAAACTGTGACCCAGCGGCGCGGCCAGCAACCTTCATCGGAGAGGGGTGGAACATGGACGGATTAGACGCTTGGATTACTGGCGAGGGCTTGTGTACGTATTGTGGGCAGCGCAGATGCGTTTGTGAGCCGGATGCTGAGGATGACGAGCGCGACCCTGACGATTGCATGGATTGCGGCGTTTGCGATGCCTGTGTTGAGCAATCAAAGGCTTATTACGAAGAGATGGAGCGGCAGCAGCACGAAGAGACTAGTCGTGGCCAGCGAGCCTAGCGGCTCCTGCGCGGGAGCCAAGTGAGGGGGAACGGGATGCAAGATTGGATGATTGATTTTGTTCACGCTACGCCAGAGCAGTGCAAGTTGCCTTGGTCTGGCGGCAAGGACGGTAAATGGTTTCGCTGCTACTTCTGCGGACACAAGTTTGAGGCTGGCGACGAGTTCCGCTGGATATTTACAAACGATGGGTCGAGCGCCGGAGGCAACCCATTCACCTGCCGAAAGTGCTTCGAGGAAAATGGCGGCGTCGATGGACTGAAGCGCCTTTGGAAGAATATCAACGAACTCGTAAAAGTGAAGTTTTGGTGGATGGCAAAGCATTGTTGAGCGCCGCGCCCCTGAGCGCAGCAGAGAGGATGGGTGAAGGGGATGGGCGAGAATAACGCAGCAATGAATTTGTACCCAAATCGCACGCCAGTCGAGGAACGGTATCACAACGATGCAACGTTCCATGTACTTGTGGACACGTTTTATTACCACATGCGCGAGGCCAAATATACGCCGACCGAACTGCGCGAAGCGTGCCACTTAGCCGCCTGCATGTACGAAATGTATCATGTCAAGCCGATGTTTGTGCCGCAACAAAAAAGGGAGCCAGGACATGCCGAAGAGTGAGCGCAAGCGGACGCTGGATGACCTCAAATTGTTCTTGGCTCTGGATGCCGAGGTGCTTAAACGGCAGAGGAGAAAGATCGACGCGATTTACAACCGAGCCTGTGACCTCCGTGACGCATACCCAAACGGACTCATCAGCGCCGACGAATATGAGTTCCTCGACACGGAGTACGGCAGACAGTACTGCCGAGCTTGGAGAACCGGCTTAGTGAGGATTTTCACGACTCAAACCAGAGAGTTTAGGAAGCGCTTTACAGTGCGCGGCGACAAGCGAAGGGAGCGGGAACATGGCAGCAAGTGAGCGGGAACCGGAAGCGGCCAGACAGTACTCAGTAAAAGTGTGGTGCTCGAATTGTGGCACTGAAGCGCAAATGAGTTTCCCTGTAGGGAAAGAAGTTCCGCGCCGGATGACGTGTCCAAACTGCGGCTGCTGGACGATGATGAAGGTGGCAAAATGACCGAGCGCGTGAACGTGGAAGAACGGGCGTGAAATGATTCAGTGCCAACTCAAGCTCCGACTGACTAAGGCCCAGGAAGCCACCCTCGAAGTCTGGCTGTTCAGGCTGACAGGGGTATGGAATTGGGCTGTTCGGAAGATCGAGTTGGATGCCAGGGATAAGATTTACCACTCCAAGTATGACTTGGATGCGATGCTTGTGGGCCATTGCACTCGACTAGAGATACCGAAACAGGTTCTAAAATGCACGATTTTCACGGTGCATCAGGCGTGGATGCGTTGTTTCAAAAAGCTGTCCAAAAAGCCCCGTCTAAAGGGAAACCGCAACCGCCTAAACTCCATCCCATTTTCCGCTCAAATCTTGCGGCCAAAGGCTGCTCGCATCCATGTGAGCGGGTTAGGGAAGGTCAAGTTTCATAAACAGGAGATGCCAGAGGGAAAGATTAAGTGCGCTCGAATTGTACGCCGCGCTTCGGGTTGGTATTACTGCCTGTTCATCGACGCGGAGCCGAACGCCATCCCTCGCAAGGCAAGCGGTCAGATCGGCATAGACGCGGGGTTCAAGAACCTGCTGACCGCATCCACCGGCGAAATCATTGAGCATCCACGAGAGCTGGAAGCGGTAGCGCAGCGACTGGGCCAAGCACAGAGAGCACGGAATCGAAAGCTAACCGCTAGAATCCAAGAGCGCATCCGAAATCGCCGGAAAGATCGTAACCACAAGATTTCTCGGCAGTTGGTATCCGAGAATGTTCTGATTGCCTTCTCCAAAGATTCACACAATAGGATTGCAAAACGTTTCGGTAAGTCTGTGGCTTCTTCTGGCCACGGGCAGCTTCGCTCAATGCTGACGTACAAGAGCCGTGCAGGCGGTGCGGTCTATGTTGAGCCGGAGTCTAGAAATTCCACCAAGCGCTGCTCAAACTGCGGGAGCCTGTCCGGTCCTACAGGATTGAGCGGGCTTGCGGTAAGACGGTGGACGTGCGGCTGTGGTGCCGAGCATGACCGTGATTGCAATGCGGCCATCAACACGTTGATCGTCGGGCTTGGAATGAGCCACGAGAGGGCGCATAAAACGCCCGTCAGAAATCCGGTGCCGCCATCGGAAGTTCAGGTGGAAGAACTGAAGCATCGGAAGTTCATACCAGAGCAAGCTGGCTTTAGACGGAGGAAAATATGGAAATGAAATCGAAATCAGTCCAGCGTCGAGTAGCCTTGCAGAAAGGGGAGAGGATGCCGGAGGGTGGGCCAGTGCGGATTTGCGCTGTCTGTGCGCAACCTTGGGATGTAGGACACGATACACTTTGCGCCGCCGCTCGCCAGCCGGACGCTGCCCCGCAGGAGAAGCGAGATTGTGACGACACGCTTGAATTAGACGGTGACAATGCGTGCCAATCGGACGTTACGCAGAAATTGAAGGCCAAACGTCTAATTGAACGCGCTAAGACGTGGCAGGAAAAAGACCTGAGAAAGTGGCCCACAGGGACGCTGGAACTCATTGACGGTCTACGAGAAGAACTTGAAGCACTGCTCTCCACCCCCGCGAGCGAGAAGGAAGGGAAGCTATGAGTGAACAGACAGGAACTATATCAATGCTGTGTGAAGTCGAGTTGCTTTGCGAGAGATGCAATCAATCAGTGCCGATAGTACACCCCAATTCGGAGGGCTATTTCCTGTGCGATGAGTGTTTTATCGCAAGTCCTTACTATCCGTACAATCTCAGACTAGATTTAACTGGCAGCGATTGGATTCCTAACCCGGAGATATTTCCACCGGAGCCACGCCCATGAGCAACAACACACTAGAGGATGCGATTCAGCAGGGATTCAACGTTTATGGCTGTGGGGCGGCGCGAGAACTGGTGCAATCCATCGCCTTCGAGGTAAACAGCTTTCTTGGCCGGGAATCGAACGAAGGGATTCGTGCAGCGCGGCGGGAAGCGGCGATAGCGGCTATAGTCAAAGAATTTGGCGATGAGTGTATTAACGACTTGCCTGGCGAGTATATGGCCACGCTGGACGCCATTCTAAAGAGCTGTCAGGGGGAGCCGTGAGCAAATTACACGTCACAATTGGCAAGATGGCTGATAGCGAGGAAACTTGGGTAGCGTTTCACTGCCCTGGCTGCGAGAGCGCACATAACATCCCGGTACGCGGCAATCCTCGCGCTTGGAACTGGAATGGCAACATAGATAGCCCAACTTTCACACCGAGTCTACTAGTCAATGTTGGTGGCGGCAATCCAACAGCCCCAATTTGCCATTCGTTCGTGACCGATGGAAAGATTCAATTTCTAGGAGACTGCACGCACAAAATGGCTGGGCAAACCATAGAGATTCCAGAGTGGCCGGAATGAGCGGCAAGACGCTGGCTAGAATCCTAACTACACCAATGCGCTGCACCAAATGCGGAAAAGTCTGCACGCTTCTGGAATGCGAGCCGTGCATAGCGCCAGATGGCAGTGAGGGAACTGGATTTGGCTGCCCTGAGCCAGACTGCGGCGGCTACATGCTCGAAGCCCCGCGCCCCAGCAACATCCAGGCCGTGCGCGATGCAGCAGCGGGAGAGTACTGAATGGCCGCAGTGCTTGAATTTCAGGTACTTCTGGACGACCCTGACGCCGGCAGGATCGTGCGCGCAGGGAATTGGGTGCATACCCTAATCTGTGACCGCACCGGCCGCGTACAGGTCTGCGAATGGACTTGGGACCCACTTGGCGATTATGCGGATTCTAGAAATTTGGAATTGAACAGTTCGCGAAGGTGATAAGTATTTGAATTTCTTTTGGAGGATGCTTTTGACTCGGAGTTCTAGATACAAGCTAACTCGGAATCCGTGGAACCTTTTGTGGAAGTGTGCAACTTCTGTTGATTGCGTGAGGATAAAAATAATAAGTCCTTTGTTTCCATAGAGTGCCTGTGAATATCTCTGTGATATTTCCTACATGGATTTCTTGACAGGAATTTCAAATCGGGAGGTGGTCAATGGACCACTTGTTTATTCCACTTTCAGACGTTTTGGCAATGGTCGGCGGTCTCTGCTCTAACTGCCAAGAAAAAGTGCGCCAGAAGATCACGCAGACGCAAATAAACGGCAAACCTACGGCAGCCCAGCGGCTAAACGCCCTTCTAAACGAAACGGCCAGGGAGTACGACATCACTCCCGACGACATCCTGACCGGAGGGCAGCACCGGACGATGGTAGAGATTCGGCGTAAGATTGCCATAAAAGCCAGAGAGCAAGGATACTCCTACCCACAGATCGCCGGACTTTTGAAGATGCACCATACCTCGATAATGCACTTAGTTGGGGCGCGTGACAAAAAGCTCTTGACGACGCCCATTTAAGTACGCTACTTTGCGAATCCATCCGCAGTATCCCGAACAGGAGGAATCTAGTTGAGTAAAAAGCCAGAAGATCATCTACCTGCAAAAGCACCGAAGCGCACCGGCAAGAAAGGAATCGGTCCCAAGCCCGATCCTGAGGAAGTGAAACGCAAACCTGAACTACTCTCCGAAGCCAACAAAGGCAAGCGGCAAAAAGAACTTCCTGGCATGGAAGACAAACACCTGGAAGATTTGGAAACGGCCGCCACGGAATATGCTGAGGTTCGTGACAAGCGAATGGCTCTGACTCGCAAAGAGACCGACCTGAAAGACATCCTTTTGACCTTGATGAAGCGCCACCAGAAAACCATCTATCGGGTTGAGGAAATGGAAATCAAGATCGTCGCCAAAGATGAGACCGTAAAAGTACGGATGCTCGACGGCGACGAAGACTAGAATGGCCGTTCCAGACACCAGAGACACTCTGGAAGCCGCTGGCTATCAGTACACCGGCTCATCCATCTGTCGGCAGTGCGGCAAAGACATTGAGTGGTTCACAACCCCAAAGGGAAAGCGTATGGGGATGAGCGTGATACCCAGCTACGAAGATGCAGACCCACAACGCTTGGAGTTCCATAAGCATGACTAAAGTTGCAATCGGGAAGCACGAAAACAAAACTGTAAGCCTTGACGTTGATTCCTTACTGGCCACGCGCCTGTTGGTTCAGGCCAATAGTGGAAAAGGGAAAAGCCATCTCCTGCGCCGGATCGCCGAACAACTCTTTGGCAAGATCCAAGTAATCATCATCGACCCGGAAGGGGAGTTCGCCACACTCCGCGAGAAGTATGGGTATGTCCTAGTGGGCAAAGGGGGCGAGACGCCAGCCGATCCCCGCTCTGCCGCACTGGTAGCTCACAAACTCCTGGAACTGCGCGCCTCGGCAGTCTGTGACCTGTACGAAATGAAACCAGCAACCCGCCATGAATGGGTGAAGAAGTTTTTAGACGCGATGATCGACGCTCCAAAGAACCTTTGGCACCCCTGCGTGGTGATCGTGGACGAGGCGCACGTATTCTGCCCGGAGAAAGGCGCCGGCGAGAGCGAGGCTTCCGACGCCATGATTGGATTGGCCACCCGCGGCCGCAAACGAGGATTCGCGTGCGTCTTCGCCACACAGCGACTCGGAAAACTCCGCAAGGATGCCGCGGCGGAATTGCTGAATATCATGGTCGGCGGAACCTTTATCGACATCGACCGGAAACGCGCCGCGGATGCCCTCGGCGTGTACGGTGCCGATTTGCACAAGTTCTTCGATGAGATCAAGGTCATGGAGCGTGGGTACTTCTTCGCTCTTGGCCCTGCTATTTCAGTAGACCGTGTTTTGGTCCACGTCGGGGAAGTGGAAACCACTCACCCGGAAGCAGGTAGCGCAAAGCATGGCGCCGAACCACCACCACCACCGGAAGCGATTGCGAAGTTGCTTCCGAAACTGGCAGACCTGCCAAAGACAGCGGAAGAAAAAGCGCGGACAGAGGCGGAATATAAGACACAAATCCGCTCACTGAAAGCACAACTTGTCGCCGCGATGCAGGTGAGACAACAACCGATTGAGAAGGTAGATATAAAAAAGATTCAGGCGACCGTGAAAGAAGCCCAAATTCAATTGTTACGGGAAATAGACACGCGGGATAAAACCATCCGCAAACTCCTGACTGGCTTAGGAGCCATCGCAAAAGATGCCGCAGCATTGGCTGGAGTCAAACTCCCACCGATTAAACTTAAGGAGGTTCCTTTTGACACAAAAACAGTATCGAGAAGTATTCGCATTGATTATCAGACTCGAAAAGAAATTGGACCGTATCCGACGCAACATGGTGAAGTTAGAATCCCTGCGTCAGTGGAGAGACAAGGTGCAAAGAATGGAGATGCGAAACTCCGGTCGGGCGCAGAAAGGATGCTCGCGGCGCTTGCTATGTGGGCACCCAATGGAATGACCGAAGGGCAGATGCGCGCCCACGCCGGCCTAAAGAAAAGCGGAACGTTCTCCGCGTATCTCAGCGACCTACGCAAAGGGTATATCGAAGAACGCGGCGGCTTGGTATTCGCCACTCAAGAAGGGTTGGACTACTGCCAGCACATTCCACCGGCGCCGCAGACCACCGAGGAAGTGCTGGCCATTTGGAGTCCGAAATTGCGAGACGGCGCGCGCCGTATGCTTCTCGCTTTAGTTGGCAAGGGCGGCCAGCCGATCACCAAAGAAGAGTTGGGAGAAATCGCCGGGTTGCAGAAGTCGGGAACTTTTAGCGCGTATCTGTCGGACCTGAAAACTGCGCGGTTAGTTGTAGTGAATCGTGATGGGACGGTAGCAGCAAACAGCGAAACTCTTTTCCTGTGAGGGATTAATGGTTCAGAGCACTCTCTTTCCAGAACGAGCAACGAACATGGTGCGCGCCAAAGAAGCGATTCCGAACGCTACCAAAGTGCGCTTTGATGGACCTGAATACTCACCGAAGCATGACGACGAACGACTGTCCGGGCAGATTCTACGGGTATTTAACGCCATGAAGAACGGCGGTTGGTTTACGTTGGATGAACTGAACGGCATCACCGGAGATCCACACGCATCAATTTCCGCGCAAATGCGCCATCTCCGCAAAGCCAGATTTGGTTCGCACCTGGTAGAGAAACGAAACCGCGGGGAACGCGCCCACGGGCTTTTTGAGTACCGCTTAACCGTAAAAGTCTGATAGCATCACGCCTCAAAGGAGAAAACAATGATGGTACGCAGGTTCGCCGCAGTTGCAGTACTGACGGTCGCAATAATCTCCGCAGCAATATTTTCCGTTGGCTGTCCGAAAGGTGGAGCGTATCACTCCGCTGTCGTCGCGGAGCATGCGTTCAAATCAGGAGTTGGTGCCTTCCAGAAAGCTGAGATTCTGGAATATCAGAACGGCCGCATCTCTGTTGACGAGCACCACAGGATCGAGGCCGGGATTGAGAAAATCGGAACGTCCGGCATTATCCTGGTGAACGCGATGCAGAACGGCGCCGCGAATCCGACAATCAGCGCCGACCTGCAACTACTGATCGACTCGACTACAGCTCTAATGAACGATGGCGTCCTGGGAGTCAAAAACCCTAACTCTCAGGCCATCCTGAAAGCCTCTCTACAGACTGCGCAAGCGGTTCTGTCCAACGTCCAAGAAGAACTTAACGCAGCGGCTCCGGTCGCTGCCAAGCCGTAAGAAAGGGAGAACATGGGAACACCAGCAACAGGCTCAGCAGGACCGTCAGCGAATGGAGCAATCGCCATCATCGGAGACATTGCGATGCTGGAACCGATTGCGTTCAATCTTGTCTTATCGTTGGTGCGCGGATTGAAAGGCAAGTCGGACGCAGACATTCTCGCCAGCGACGCTACTGACTGGTCGAGCATCGTGGCCACAGCACATTCGGAACAATCCAAGTAATCCGTAGTAGACTCCAACAAACGCAGTAACCCTTCGGGGCATGTGCCTACCCCAAAACCGGCATGTGCCCTTTTTCTTGAAAGGAACCTATGGAAGCCGTGCCGTATGGTCAACTGTCAGAACTGAAATTAATAGCTCTGTGTTGTTACCGCGAAGCGCGTGGCGAGCCGTTAGACGGAAAGCGCGGAGTCTGTCACGTAATCAGGAATCGCGTAAACCAGCCGAGTTGGTGGGGCGGTGACTGGAAATCGGTCATACTCAAACCCTGGCAGTTTTCCAGTTTCAACGTAAACGACCCAAATAATTCTCTGTGGCCACCAGATGATAGTCCTAGTTGGACGGATTGCCTATCTGCGGCAAGCGGAGTCTATGCTGGCGTGGATGACGACCTAACCGGGGGCGCTACCTTTTACCATGACACCAGCATGGGCTGGCCGAAAGCATGGGGAAGTGAAACGGAATACGTGAACACCCTGAACGTCGGACGGCTAAAATTCTACAAGCCGATTCCTAATCCTCTCGCAGCATCGCAGCCATTTTGAATCTGGTTTTCCGATTGTTCTCGGCCGCTATCATCACTAAACACATATTGTGGTGACGGCGCGCAGCATCTCTTTGCTCGTCTCTGTTTTTTGCGCCCATGCGGTTTATATCAGCTTTGGCGTGCTCTACTTCTTTGCGAGTTCCTGCCACAATCCGGCCGGCAGCATAGATTGCTCCGAAGACGGCTATAGCGACCGCGACTACCCACTCATTCATGTGGACGGAGTTCCTTCGGAATCTGCGCCTCGACTATAGCGAGTTCTTTTGCCAATTCCATAACACGGTCGGTGAGGATGCGTGATTGGGTTGTGCGCGCTTCATCGATCCGCGCTTTAAGCAATTCTCTTTGGATAAATGGCCGCAAGGCTACTTTGAAATCGGCGTAGTCTGGCTCTTTCGGTCCTACACCAGTCCGAATGTGATTTTCCTCAAAGTGGACGCAGAGATATTTGGCGACCGCAGCAATCCGGCCCTCGGGAGAATCGTCGTATTTTATACGGCTGCCGTTCATCCCGATGGCCTCTTGTGCCTATTGTAAATTGAGTTAGGGTTTAACGTCGGAACTTTTTACTGGCATCGTCGTAACTGGTGGAGCATCACCAGGAGTCGCAACTGGACCAAACGCGCCGCGCTGAACCAAGTATTGCATGGCCCAGGATTTCGCCCATTCCCAAATGCCGTTCAAAATCACCATCAGATTGAGTCCGGTAATCGTCAAAGAGCCAGCGTCATGATTCCAGACCGCATGGACACCAATCGCAGTGAAAGCCGAAGAGACCAAAAGGAACGCATGGTTGATCGTCGCAGAGTGCTTGCTGAACCACGGCACCCAGGCTTTTGCTTTGAGGAACGCGAGTACGCCAGCCACCAGAGTACTGAGGGTGATCTGAGTCATTACGATATTGCTGTCCATCCTGTTTCCTCCGATCAGTTTAGAAGCGAGAAAGCGTAATCTGTCGAGACATTCGGTGTCGGGATTAAGGATACCGGAACCGAAGCCGTGATAACCCCTTTGGAGTAAGAGGTTGTGACCTGAGTGCCATTGAAAAATACGCGCGTCTTTTGGCTGCAATTCCCGCAAGAAATTGAGAATCGGCATGGCGTGGAATAATTCGTTCCATCTGAACTGCATCCGTTGGCCGACACAAGAACATTCCGCGGCGAGACTCCGCCGTTCCCGGCAATTAATACGCTGCCAGGTGGTAGCACAGAAACCACGGTAATCGCCGGCGCCGTAGGACTTGGGGGAGTTGGTACGCGTCCCGTTCCACTCAGCGTAACCGCGTCCGGGCTTGTTCCAGCGTTGGTGGTCACAGTAACGGCAGCCGATTTTCCTCCGATCGTTGTTGGAGAGAAAACAACGTTCCATGAGCAGGAAGCCAGACTCGCCAGACTTGAACCGCAAGTATTGGTGTTGATCGAGAACTGACTGGAATCCGCTCCTGTGACCGCGATGCTGGTAATGGTCAAGGTTGCGCCGCCGGAGTTGGTCAGCGTTACCGACATTGGATTGCTGGACGTGCCATTGTCCTGATTCCCAAAAGCGATGTTGATTGGAGTCAGTGTGATGGTCGGCAGTGTTCCGCCGGTGCCTGTCAGCGCATTGGAAGCGCTCACGGTGCCATTTATCGTGATGGTTGCGCTGAAGGCCGCCACGCTGCTTGGCGTGAACGTCAGTAGAATTGTACAAGAGCCACTGACGGCGATAGATGCTCCGTCCACGCAAGTACCTCCGCCGGTGTTGGCGAAGACGGTCGGGTTGCTTCCACCCAAAGTGAAATAAGGCGTCGAGAGAACCTGTGTCGCGGTCCCGTTATTCGTGACCGTAAGCGTCAATGGTGAGCTAGTTGTCCCGGTTGGTTGATTCCCAAAAGCCAACGGACTCGGAGAGAAGGAAAGCGATGGCGTACCGCTGGAAACTCCGGTTCCGGTCAACGCCACGTTATTCGGGCTGCTGGCCGCGTCCGTGGTGAACGTCAAATTGGCGCTCTTGGCTCCGATTGTGGTTGGAGCGAAAACGACATTGATAGAACAGGCTGCCGAAGCCGCCAACGTCGATCCGCAAGTGCTTCCGTTGGTGCTGAACTGACCGGAATCCGCTCCGCTCAGGGCGATGCTTGAAATATTCAGCGTGGTGTTGCCGGTGTTGGTCAGCGTCACCGCACTGTTGCTGCTCGATGTTCCGGTATTTTGGTTCCCGAACGCGATGGAGGTAGGCGCCAGCCCTACCACGGCCGCGACTCCGGTGCCTGTCAGCGAATCCGTGGCATTTACCGTCCCTTGCAGCGTCAACGTCGCTGTACGGCTCCCGGAAGCCGAAGGCGTGAAGGTTAGGTTGATGGTGCAGGACGCACTCGCCGCGATCGTGCCGCCATTGGTGCAGGTTCCAGTACCCGCGTTGGCGTAATTCGATGAGTTGGTCCCGGTGATGGTGAAGTAAGGCGTCGAGAGTGTCTCGCTTGAAGTTCCAGTATTGGAGACTGTCACTGTCAACGGCGAACTGGTGGTGCTCACGCTTTGGTTCCCGAACGCCGCCGGCGACGGTGACATGCTGATAACCGGCGTGACCCCGGTTCCGGTCAGAAGATCCTGCGCACTCACCGTCCCGTTCACGGTCAAAATGGCATTTAGGGCGCCAGTGGTGGACGGGGTAAATGTCAGGTTGATCGTACAGGTGCCACTGGCCGCAATTGTGCCGCCGTTGGCGCACGTTCCCGTCCCTGGGTTGGCGAAGGACGTGGAGTTAGGCCCGGACAGCGTGAAATAAGGCGTGGAGAGGATTTCCGATGCGTTCCCGGTGTTTGTGACCGTGATGGTCAATGGCGCGCTGGTGGTGGCCGTCCGCTGGTTTCCGAAGGCCGCCGGCGATGGTGAGAAGCTCAAAGCCGGGGTTGCTGGTGTGACACCCGTACCAGTCAAAGCAACGTTGTCCGGGCTGGTCGATGCGCTGGTGGCGAAGGTCAGATTCGCATTTTTGGCCGTGGCAGTCGTGGGCGAGAAGACCACGTTAATCGAGCAGGACGCCAGAGCCGCAAGGGTTGAACTGCAAGTGCTTCCGTTGGTCGAGAACTCCGCGGCGTTGGCTCCGGTGAGCGTAATGCTGGCGATCGTCAACGTAGCGTTGCCCGGGTTCGTCAGCGTCACCAGGCGGTTGCCGCTGGAAGTTCCGGTAGCCTGGTTGCCAAATGCGATGCTGGTCGGGCTGAGTGAAACCTGAGCCTGCAAGCCCGTACCCGTCAAGGAATCCGTACCGCTTACCGTCCCATTGATCGTCAGCGTGGCAGCGCGCGCCCCAAGCGCCGAAGGGGTAAAGGTCAAATTCACCGTGCAAGATGAACTGGCCGCAATGGTTCCACCATTCGCGCAGCTCCCGGTGCCGGCGTTGGCGAAGTTTGAGGCGTTCGTCCCGGTGATCGTGAAATACGGGGTAGAGAGCACCTGAGAGGCGGTCCCGGTATTGGATACGGTGATGGTCAGCGGTGAACTGGTAGTGCTCACGTTCTGATTGCCGAACGCGCCTGGGCTAGGCGAGAACGAAAGCGCCGGCTGTGTGCCGGTGCCAGTCAAAGCGTCGGTGCCAAACACCGTTCCGTTGATTGTGAGAGTTGCCGACCGCGCACCAGTAGTTGACGGCGTGAAAGTCAGCTTGATCGTGCAAGAGGCACTCGCCGGAATTGTCCCGCCGTTTACGCAAGTACCTGTGCCAGCGTTCGCAAAGTTGGTCGGGTTGGTTCCGCCGATGGTGAAAAACGGAGTCGATAGAATCTGTGAAGCAGTGCCGATATTTGAAACAGTAATGGTCAGCGGACCGCTAGTGCTTGCCACCAGTTGATTGCCGAAGGCCGCAGGACTTGGACTGAACGAAAGCAGCGGAGCGGCCGCGCCAGTAAATTCATACGCTCCGGTATCCCATGCGCCACTCGTCGGGCGCGCGGATGGAGTCTTGGGATTCGTGACCACGTGGTTTGTGGCGTCGTAGCCGACACCATAACTCGTATCTGACTGGCAAGCCGTAGCAGCCGAGGCATCGGGAATCGTGGAGCAATTGAAATTCGTTCCAGCGCCCACCGTCGAGTTGGTAATCGAGGTTGGAGAAAAAGCGTAGGTCTCTGCGCTGGTGTATCCTTGCGATGTCGCCGTCGCTGGAGTCATGCAGGTATTTGTGACGTAGTTGATAGCGTTGCCGCTGTGGACGGAGATTGCCGCGGTCGCGCAACTTGCTACCGACGTAATAAAGTGATTGTTTTCCGCTTTGGTCGTCCCGCTTACCTGCAAATCCTGTGAGCCGCATATTTTGGTCGCCGAAGCGTCAGTGCCGCACTGAATTGTGTTATTGAAAAACACGCAAGAGCCGCCCGGATTAACCAGAGACTTCTCGCACATCAGGGTGTTGTCGCCGGCCTGGGGAACGTCGTAAATGACGTTGTTGAAAACGTAGTCGGTCTGGCCGAGTTGCGGAGCGTTCCACATCACGATGGCGTTGGTGGCGATGACCGGATTGTGCGGGATGAAAACGTTGTTATAGACGAGGCTTCCGGTCGGGGAGCTGGAATTGTTCTCAAACATATTCCCGTGCTCACTGGTATCGTGAGCCGAGGTGAACAGCTTGAAGGTGTTGTGATGGAACGACTTGATGTAATTCGTGTTGATGAAATCGGCCTGATTTGAGGCGTAGTTGTGGTGGAACTCCGACCAGGCGCCGTTCATCGAACAATTCATGGCGCCGTCAGTCTCGCCGTCCACCGTCCCATCGACCACGTTATTGTAGGCAACCGCGTCGGAGCCTGATCCGGTCGGGCCAGCAAAGCAGTTGAAAGCAGACCTGGTGCCTACCGAGTTCCAGCCGTGGAAATAGTTGTCGTGGATCGAGACGTGGTTCGCGGAGTTGCCGGCGAACAGATAATAAGCGGACGTGTTCCCGCTCGATGCCGTGCAGCCCCCGGTAAATTCCAAGTAGCGAAACTCAACATAGTTTGGATAGCCGTTTGAGAGAATCGCGCTGAAGGTTCCACCAGCGTTGAAAACACAAGTGGTGGACTTTCCGCCCGCGTCGAGAATTGGCCGGCAGTAGCCGCTATAGCCCGCGTTGGAACAGTTCGTCGCGTTGTACCAGCTTCCGTCGCCGCCGACCAGGTTCACATTCCCGACCGTGCCTGAGCAGTTCCACGTCCACGGCAGGCTTGCAGTCGTCCAGGTCTCGCCGCCGCGAAGGATAAAAGTGTCTCCGGCGTGACAGACGTAAGCGAGAGGGTTTCCAGTCGCGCCCGTCATGTACGGAGCGTGCGCCCATGCGGTCCCGGTGGACGTTCCGGCGTTGCTGTCGCTGCCGGCCGAAGAAATGTAATACGTGGCAGACCATGCAGACGGAGCCAAAATCAACAGCAAGGGAACCAGAGCGAGATGCAGTAGTCGTTTCACGGTTTACCTTTGCACCAGAAGAGGAAAAAGAATCCGGGGAGTCCAGATCGGGAGTTCCACATCAGCCACGAACGGCATCATGTAGCCATTGTTGACTACGGAACCAAACGTCAGGAAGGTCGAACTGGACTTTTGGTTGTTGTATTCGGTTGCTATCCAATCGGCTGTTAGAACAGCCGAGGTAATCCTTAATTCATCCAATGTGCCGGTAAAAGCGAAGGACGACGCGCCACCGCAACACAACTGCGATGACATCAGCCCACCGATGACCGTGTTTACAGACGAAGAAGGCGAGCCAGGATTTGAGTTAAGCGCCCCGTCAACATACAAGACGGATTGATTCAAATTTCCCGAAGCAGGAAAAGTCCACACAAACTGATGCCACGTCGTCGTATCGTTACAACAAGTAGTTGTTCCCCAACCAGTACCACCAATATCATTCTGAAGAGATAAGAATGTTCCACTCCAACCTAACATAAACCGTTGAGTAGAAGCATTTGTACCGAACCCTAAAAGAGCCTGATTTCCTGAGGTCGAGCTAAACTTGAACCAAACAGACGCCGAACGAGCACCGTTACCTGTTGGCAATCCTGTTGGAGAAGTTTTCGAGATTCCCCCTGTCCCTGAACCGACCGCACCGCGCCCCATCACACCAGCGCCGTCAGACATTCCGCCGAAAATACCGCTCATGCTGTTTCCCTGAGAACTGGAATCGTTGAACGTGCCAGAAGCTCCGGTATCACTGAGATGGTCTACTAGCGAATAGCCACTCCAAGTCAGCGAACTCTGGTTTGTGGTGATGGAACTTTTCCCGACACACAAATAAAACGTTCCGTCCGCTGTATGCGAAACGGTCCCGATGACCACGTGCATCTCAATCGCGCCAGTTGATGCGCCATAGCTTTGCGTCACCCACTCAAAAGTTAGGATCGAAGTGCAGCCAACGTCGCTGTACGGGATGATGTCAAACCCGCTGGAACTGGTCGCCTTGCCGCCATTCCCCGTTGTTTTGAAAGCAGTCTGCGTCGTGACTACCGCCACGGGAAAATTGGTCTGGTCAGTATTCGGAACCTGGGTGTGGTCGTAAGTGACCGCGACGTGCGCGGAGAATCCATTCTGCGAAAACGCCAATGGAGCCAGCGTCAACAGGATGTAGAGCAGCCAAAGAATCCGTTTCATCATCTAGTTTGCCTGCACCGTCAAGAGCCGTGGGAAGGTGATCGTTGCTCCGTAAAATTCGGCGTTGGTGGCAGTGTCGGTAGCACGGCCCACCGTGACCTGCATCAGTGCGCCAGCCACGCATCCGGTTACGTCGGTTGAGTTCATCTGCACGTTCGCCGAAGACCAGAACCGATTTGCGTTTCCGTTTAGCGTCACTGTCGAGAGCGAGTGCGCTGCGTTCGCGGCCACGTCGTCGGTCGTAGAGCCGTCGCCTTTGTAGCAAGCCACCTGGATCGAAGGAATGACAGTGTGGCCGTTGGTGGCGTCGGTGGACGCCAAATGGAAGCGAATGTACGGGTTGGAAGCCGTGTCCCAATCCTCAGGGATGGCGATCTGGAACGTGGCGAACGTGGAAGAGGTGTCGGTGATCGAAACATAGCCGCCGAGGTTGTTCGTTCCCGCACGGCAAGTAACTGTCCCGCCCGAGCCGATGGCCCACCCGTTTCCTGCGGTCGCGTTGTTGCAATTCGCTGCCGGGATAAATTTTACATCCGGGAAATCGCTATACGTCGGGTCGGCCCCCGTCGCGGCTCGCAGGAATTGGCCTGTAGTTCCAGCCCCAACACCTGTTTGTGCCGCTCCGTTGCCCTGGTTGATAGCCACACTGTGCGCCGTGGCTCCCGTGTTTACGTTGCAGCTAGAACCGAGCGTGCAGGTTTGGCCGTTCACGGTGGTCGCGGGATTGGTAAGCATCGCGTTTGCGACGCTTGAGCAAGTGCCAGCCGCCGTGCTCTGGTTGATTGCCGTAACGACCTGGTTGGTGCAGGAAGTTCCATTCGCCAAAGTGGGATTGGGAAAAGTTCCGGCCAGCGCGCCGCCCGCCGCACCGGATGGTGGAGCGCCGATGGCAGTGGCCGTAATTGAACTCACTCCGTTTTGTACTGACTGAGCAAATGTCACGCTTGCGCTGTTGTTAAGCGTTGCGGTCGGCTGCGAGTTGGCTCCGTTGACTTGAAGCTGGAAAACTGACGAACCCGCCCCACTCAGCGCGCTCTGAATCTGCATGTAGTCCAGATAGAAGCCGATGGAGCCGCCGCCGCCCGTGACCGTGAAACTCACGCGGTCCACGGAAGTCGAGCCAAGCTGGAATTGCGAAAGCGGAACGACAATCTGCTGGTATCCGGTGATGTTGGCCTGGTTGTATCCAAACACGCCATTCTTAAAACCGAGGCAGACTCCTACCGTCGTGGAGCCGTTCTTGAAACAAATCGAAAGGGATTTCTGGTTCGGCCACGAAGCCTTGTTGCGGATATTGAAAGAGAAAGTGGTGTACGAGGACGGGTTGATCGTCGCGTTGTTGACCAACACCACGTTGTTTCCCGCTACCGCCGTGGTCGCCTCAATGTCGTGCGTCGAGTGATACGGATTGTTGGTCGAGTTGCAATTGAAATTCGAGGAAGGCGTGCAAGTCCATTCGGTCGGAGGTGTGGAATTTTCGTCGTACACCAAAATACTGCTGAGTGTCGGAGTCGTGGCGTTCGCGGCCACCGTCACGAAAGTCAGCGCGAGTTGGCTTGTCGGGTCCACCGTAGGAGCCGAAGGGCTTCCAGCCGGCGTCCCGGTAATGACCACCGCCGCACCAGACGTGTTCACAGCGATCACGTCGATCCGTGGGTTGGTCGGGTCGGCCGCCGCAAGAGTGACGTTGGTCTGTGGCGAAGAATACTGCGTGCTGGCGATGCTGTAAATTGCGGCGCCAACCGTGAAATTTAGGCCGCCGGTCCAGACCACGCCACCACCAGAAATGAGCTGATTGTTGAAAATTGGGAGAGCAGAAGTTCCAGCAGTGCCGAGGCGCACAAGCCAATTGGAAGTCCCTGGCGATGACCATGAAGCATATTGCCCAGGCAAGAGCGTTACCGCGGACTGTCCAGGGTCACAAAGAGAGCCGTTGCAGACTTCCATAACTGCCGAGGTCTGCGCCGTGAAGGTCACGGATGCAGTGCCTTCCGCGATCGTGACGAAAGCAGGACTAGCCGTAAAACCTGCACTGGCTGGATCTGGAACAGTCACGGCGCACGCGGCCGTGTTCTGGTATTCAATCGTTGACGGTTTCCGGTCGGTTGAAAGAATGGTGTCGGGACATGACGACACTACGCGCCCACCGAGGCCCGGAAGCGCAAATGCGCCTATCTGTCCAACGCCAGAAAGGGGTGTCGATACGAAAACTTGGCCTACGTCATCGGGCGTCGTCGGCGCTGCCACTCGCGCTACCGAATTACTTCCATTCCCTGCTAAAAGGTCTCCAAGAATCCAACCCGAAGGCATGGCCCAACTCAGCGTGCCGGACGTTGTGACCGGACTCCCTGATACCTGAATCCCTGTCGGAGCCGCGAGGCCAACGCTTGAGACAGTCGCGCCGCCGCCACCACCGCCGGAAAGACAAGATGCTCCTGTAGAAGTGAGGCACGTTAGTTGTCCGGTTCCAGAGTCGCAATACAGCCGCACGTTGCCCGAAGATGGATTTCCGGGATTCGGTACGCACTGATAATCCACGACTACTTCTTGCGTGATGGAGATGGCCTGTGGTTCCGGCTTGGAAAGTTCCCGCGCTGAGTAATCCGCATAGATGGTCTTGCCGCTGGCGCTCATCATCGTTCCGACAGGCATACGATGCTGCGCAAACGCAGGAATGGCCCCGCACAATAGCAGGAGCAAAAACAGAATTTTTCGTTTCATCGTCATCCTCAGATCGAGAGTCGCACAACCGCACTTGGATTTGTTCCGCCGGAGATGCCAGATGCAGTGACACGCAAAAACCGATAAAGGCGCAGTGTCAGTGAGCGAATTTCGCCAGAGGTATTGGTACTGGTGTCGAGAGTGACATACTGGCTATCCTCGTTCACCATCGCAGCTTGCAGCGTCATGGTCACAAGAGATGGAGGAGCCGGATAGTGTGTGCTCCAGGTAATTGTCTTGCCGTTCTCGTTGTATCCAGCTTCGTCCGGGATAGCAAAGGCTTGGCTTGAACCGGCCGCCAAAGTCTCTCCTGCCTCACCTGGAACAATGGAGATCATCCCTGAAGCGGCCGCAAAGGTAACATCGGCATGGACAAGCGCGAAGTCAACCAAGAAGAGTCCGGTCAACGGATCGGAAACGAGAACCACGGCGAGGGGAACGCTTGTGACGTTCAGATATGAAAGTGACGCACCGCTTACACTGATTAAATCTCCAACCGACGGGACATTCCCCTCAAGGAGTTGGAACTCGATCACGCCAACGTTTGAAGAGACACCAGCGCGAGTAATGGAGCCGCGCAGAACTGGTGAACTAGCAGGAAAAGAACCAAAGGCATAGCCGTTTACCCCAGGTTGGAGCAAAGCGACGGGCGTATTATTGCCTTGATTGGAACTGTATGGCGGCATATCGGACTGTCTCCTAAATGGAGAATCACTCTCAGCCCGATTTCCGAGATTGGGGTTATGCTAACACGATTTCCGCTTTATGAGGCAGGTTTACGGAATTTATACGGCGCGGCAGTAAAGCCTTTCTGAGGTCGGACTTGTATTCAGAGGTCCAGCCACCCGGAAGTTCTATCCGATAGACAAACTCCCGCTTCACCAACTCCGCGCCTATCTCTCTTTCAACAATTGATTTTCCAAAGACGTTCGCTCTCCAATGGACATCCTCAAACACTGACTCGATGGCCTCGACGCGCGCAGTCAATGTGTTTGCAGAAAAGTCAGAGAAAAACTCTTCGTACCGTTCGTACCCGCCGCGGTTGTACCCACCAAACCCCATATGCTCGACTTTGGCGATTGACGGCCATAACACCTGAGACTTGTCCTCAAAGATAATCCTCTGAATAAGACCGTCGATCTCAAAGTGCAGGATGTCCGTATACATCTTGTTCAGCACGTTTCCCTTGAAATGCTTTTCGATGTAGTCCTGCATCTGAGTGTAATATTTCGGCCCAAGATGCTCATAGATGAGAGCAAGTTTGTCCCTCTTGATCGAGAACTGTGGGATGTAAAGCCACGGAACGAAGTAGTCTCCTGAATCCAACGGGGAGTGAAGATTGAACACCCATCCCGCCGAACAGAATATGTCGTTGAAATTGCCGTGTTGTTTGCGCGTCCACTTGAAAAAATCCGGCTTGACGAAGGTGTCATCCTCTACATAATGAATCAAGTCAAACTCAAATTGATAAGCGAGCCGAAGAGCTTCTCCGGCGTTCCAACTATTGCCGTAATGTGAGTGGTCCGGTACGTGTACTAGTTTCGCAGAAAATCGCTCTGCGATGCTTTGGAGTTCAGTATTTCTCCATGTTCCCCTGTCTGGAAATATCCATACGGGAATGGTCTGGTCTGATTCACGAATCCGTCTAAGGCAACAAAATAAAAGTTCGTTCCTGTTAAAAGTTGGCAGGACGACTAATTCTTTTTGCATTCCGCACTCCTGACGGCTTGTGCAGCTAAATGTGCTGTAGCGAACGTCCCGAGATGTCTAATTTTTGATCTCTCACCGCCAATCCCTGTGCCTAGAATGGTCACACGGGCAACGTACTTCCCTTTGACAAAGCAAACACCTTTTGGAAGACCACTTCGCTTTGAGAGAGAAGACGGCTTGTACATGGACTGCGCTTCTCTGAATGATTGAGTAAGCCTTCTATTAAGGGCTTGTTGAGATGGTGTCGCCCACCGGCAATTCCCAGGTTCATAATTCCCGTCGTTGTTGATTCGGTCGAGCGTTAAACCATTTGGCTTTGGTCCCAAGTCCTTAATAAAATTCTCAAACCGCATCCACCGCTTGCAAACAGTGATGCCCCTTCCTCCGTACGAAGGATATTTCTCGCCTTTAACGTTGAAGCATCTGGTAAGCATGTTTCTCCAAGCGGAGTACTCTGTAGTTCGTCGACCTTTCCTAGCATGGCCGTGAGTAAGTGGACCGAGGCTTCCTTTTGGTGCTCCCATTTTATACCCTCCAACAGAAAGCCTTAGCCGTCCGTCCAGTTTGTAAACCTTCTTTCAATTCTGGAACAGTATCCACTCTGCTGAAATGTTCACGGAATGTCCGCACCAGGGCATTGTTTTGGTCGAGTGTCAAAACGTCGCTATGCAGCTCTATTGTCAAATACCCGATGAGTGCAAAGTCTTCATGTTTCGCCGTTAGAAATATCTGAGCTTCTGCTCCCTCTGCATCGCATTTCACGCAATCCCATTTTTTACCGGCCAGCGCTTGCTTGAGAGAAATTGTTTTGACCAACACCGAGTATTCGGACGGACGCAGCATGGAGTTGGCGATGTGGTTCGGTCGCTGCCAGAGTAGCTTCTGTCCCTCTTCGCTCCACACGGCCGCCTTGTGCGGCATGATGGTAGTTCCTCCGCATTTCAGGGAAACGTGAACTTGGCTCTCCAAGTACTCAAACGCTGCGGGGTCCGGCTCGTAAGCCGACACCGTTGCGCCGCGCGTTGCGCAGTAGAGAGAAAACCAGCCGTGATGCGCACCGATGTCCAGAACAGAGTCGCCGATTCGTGGTGTGTAGCGATGCTCGTTAACGCAGATTTCCCATAGGGATTCGCGGTCTTGTTCAGTAATCATCGTTTGTGGCAATAGCCGACTTCCCAGCGTCCAACGTTGTTTTGAAAGAATCCTGTGAAATGGAAGATGTCTGCCAGTTTCTCGATTGTCCGGTTGTACGCCTCTTCGGTTCCCCACGGATGGAACTCGACGTACATATATTTGATTCGGCGCAAGGCTTCATCGGGAGTAGCCAGCAGAACGGGGAACTCCGCGCCCTCGATGTCGATTTTAACCATCTGCCACTCTTTGTCTCCGATGGCATCCTCAAACCGCACGCAAGGGACCGGCACGGAGTTTTTGTAATCGTCTGGCACCCACGGCCCTGCTACGGCCTCTACCGCTCCGTTGTACCAAATGCACATCGGATCGGGATTGACGTGCGCAATAAACGGAATCTTCCCGTTATGGTCTGAGATTGCGGCGTTCACCGCAACAACCTGCGCTTGCAGTTGGCTCCTACTGAGCATTTCGGTCAGCACTGAAAAGACTTGGGGATGCGGTTCATAGGCCACCACTCGCGCACCGTTCGCGGCACACCATGCGGTAAAGATTCCCACGTTGGCTCCAATGTCCATGATGCGCGCGCCGAGGTATGGCTTGAACCGCTTATTGGATTCCTGCCAGGTCAGCGAACCGCCTAAAACGATTTCGCGTACCGTGTGGTAGTTGTTGGTCAAATCCATTGAACGGGTAAACTCCGGGCGCTCTTGGGCTATGCGCTCCCAAACACTGTCGCGGTCGGCTTTTTGCTCTGGCGTCAAAACGTGAAACCTTCTTCCCACTTAGGCTGTTCTTCCCTTAAATGAAGATGGGCCTCGCGCTTAAGAAATGGCATCGGCGCGTAGATTGAACAGCGATTGTTCTCCCACGGTTGCGTCAAAACAGCACTGTACACCCCGTTCTCGATCATGGTTCGGCAACCATCTGAGAGCGTGGCCAATAATTGTTCATACAGAGTTTTCGATGCAATTTGAGGATGCTGCGACCATTGAAGTGTGCGAATCAAGGGAACTCCGCACACGAAAATTGGCTCCGTGTCTAACATCAAATGCCGATGCTCAGGGATGATGGAAGACCAATAGTAGAGCCGAATCTGATTTACTTCACCAGACAGAATGGCACTGGCAATCCCTTTCCAGTCCACGTACTCAGGGAGCATCAGGAAATCGTGCTCAAAGTATCCGAGCAGTGGTGTCGCAATTTTCGCCATCGTTTCTTTCATCATGGCGGCTTGGTGGCGGAACTCAGGAAAGCGAATCATTTTGCATGGCCCAAACTTCCCGGCATTGATGTGCTCATCCATCCGCAAGAGGTACATCTGATACTGAGTCTTGAATTGTTCTTGCTCTGGCCGCACACCGTCCGCTTGAATAATCATTGGGCAGTCCGGCAAGTGGTAGCGGATGCTGGCGATTGCGTTCTCTATCAGCGACGTGGAAGGATGCGATGGAACCGGAGAAGTCGGAACGATTAGAGTTATGGCATCTTTCAGGTTCACGGCCTTCTCCGAGCAATCCAATGTTCTTCGTGATCTATTCCAAGCAGATACATTTCGTAGCCAAGTCTCCGCATAAAATCGTGAACTTCATCCGGTTCGTGCTGGTAGCGGTCCCGCATAAATTCCGGGTGAATGGAGATCCAGACTATCGGTGAGCAGATTCGCAGGACCATCTCCGCGCTCTTGAGCACGATCAGTTCCGCGCCTTCCACGTCAATATTGATTGCTTTCGGCGAACCGGCGACAAACGCTAGAACGTCGAGCGGGACGCCCGGAGTCTCAGCGTTCTCGTTGATATGCTGGAATTTCGTTACCGCGATGAGTTTGGAGTAGTCCACGCCTTGCGGCCAGTCTCCATTTACACTCACCACGGCGCCAGACCGTCCTTGTTCCACTCCCACGAAGCCTTTGAACGCTATCCCCGGCTTTCCGATTCCGTTCGCTTCCCAAGTGGCTTTGATGTTCGCCCAATTCTCCGCTACCGGCTCGATCAGCACCATGTTTTTACCGCCGCCGACGAAGCGCGAGATAATTGCAGACTGCCAACCATCGAAGCTGCCAACATCATAAAAGAGCATCCCAGGTTCAAGTAGAGTTTCCATCGACCTGAAACGCTCTGTCTCCCACTCTCCCCACCAGTTGTGAACGTCCATGAAAGACGGAACTTTGACCGGATAGCGGCCGCAGACTAGCTTCTCGGAGAATGTCACTTCACTGGTTGGAATGAAGATGTCTGGCATGTCATTTATGTTCCTTCATCATGGACCTCTTTATCCAATTACAGTTTGCGCAAAGCAATTGGTATCTACCGTGATTGTCCCGAATCACTGCGATGTATAGTGGTGAGCTTCCTCGGAATATAGCTCTTTCTTTGCAACCACCGCCAAATACATGGTCAATTTGAAGACATCTCCGGTCTATGCACCCTCGACTCCCATCTGGATTTAACCACTGGCACGCTGGGTTGTTGCATCTATTCCCGAGTTTGTCGTATGCAGATTCTTTAAGTCTCCGGCGATATTCATTCCTGTGGAATCTAACCTTTTCGGGGTGTCGTTCTCTCCATAATTTTGCAGATGTTCTGCCGTAAGCTAAAAGTTTTTCTCTATTTCTCCTGCCCCACTCTCGCTGTTGTTGGTATCTTTCCTCTTTAGATTTGGCCACAATGACCTCTTCAGTATGTGATAGGGAACTTAGGATCGGAAGCTCTGCCGTCGTCGGTCCATGTCCTTCTAATCGTTCCTTCTGGCGCATAGTAGAACAACTTCCAGTCTTCCCACGCATCGTTCCCGATAGCCATGCGCGCACCAGCCAGTACGTCCACCATCCTATCCTCAATGAAGGTTCTGGCGTTCAGTGTGAACCAACTGGACAGCATCCCACGGTAGAAGTCTGCACTCGCAACATGAGGCCGCGCGCTGAATTGCCACGTCCGCACCATCGGCACGCCGTCAATGTACTTCCGTTCCTTGTCCAACATTAGGTGCTCGTGCTCTGGAATAATCCACGGCTCCCACTGGCAGTGAAACTGAACCATATTCGCATGGCCTGCTTTAATTACTCTGGCGATCCCCGCGAAGTCTATTGGCAAACCGTCAAGGAAAAAGGTGTCATGTTCGAGCAGCATTATCAGCGGAGTCGTGACGCTTTTCAGGACGTGGCGCGTCATGGCAACTTGGTGCTGGTGACTGACGAACGGAAACAGCCGGATATTGTCCTGGCAGAAGAAGTCCTCGGTCGCCAGCCTGCCGATGTAGTCCACGTACCGTTCCAAGTACTCTTTCTGCTCGTCGCGGATGCCGTCGATCATTATCCGAATTTCTGCGTCTGGTAGGTGTTTCTGAACTGAGGCAATGGCCTTTTGTATGATGGCGGTTGACGGATGGCTTTTTATCGGTGACGTTGGAACGAGTACGGTGATGTCGTTCATGCGTGGATGTCCTCAAGCAACTGGTGAATCCATTCCTGTTTTTTATCTTTCCACCATGCCGTAGAGCCACGGGAGAACTCGTCCCAATTTACCAATATCTGTCTAAGAATCCCCGGCGCGTGATTCCAAGAGAATGCCACTGCAAATGGAAAATGCCTACCAAACACACGCTTCCAATAATCGAAATACGGACCACGCGGAGAGATACCGTCAGGAATCGGCACTGCTCCCGACTCTAAAGCCTCACAGAAACGAAACGAATCGACCGTAATTGGACCGGACGGACACGGAATTACTTTACTCGATTGCAACAGGTCTGCGTATGTTTCACGGTCCAGCCCTTCCGAAAACCCCGAAGTGACAACGAGTTTGCCGTGTGGCAGAGTTCGCAGCACTTCCACGCACTGTTCCCGTCGTTGGTGTGTTACCTGTCCCGCAAAACTCCAATCATATTGGCGCGCGAGGTCCATGTGCTGAAGTGGCGTCCAGCCCCACGGCAAGTATCGGTGAGCAAACTGATGTTTCGCCGGAGTCTGCAACCACACTTTGAACCGTGGGTGAGTAATCAGCTCTGGCCGGAAGGTTCCTTCCTCGTTAGCGGTCACTATCAGCACGCCGCGCTCGATCTGCGCTAGGTCAGCGTTTAACTGCTGCTCTGACGGCACTGCGTCAGCTTTCACCACTACCACGGCGGTAACGGCTGGCCCTATGCCCATTTGGTGCTCACAGCCACGCGTGAGAAATTCCACGATTGTTTGGCACCACGCCCCGCGGCCGCCGTAATGCCAGAAGCAGGGGATCATTGGTTCACCTTGAAACATTGCGCGATATGGCGAGCAAGAGGAAATGGAATTTTGGCAATTTGAGCACTGGCGGCTTTGCGTGCCTTTGAGTTTGAAGAAAAATTCCTAGAACCTTGTCCGGTAGGCTTGTATTCTCCGAACCATCCTTGAGTACCACCGTTTCTTTGTTTTACTCCCGCAACATCATCTCGATGCGCTTCCATGCGCCAATGGGGTAAGACTTCACCAGTCTTTGCAAACTTGCTCCAATTCTGGCCTTCGTGTTTTGAGTTACCAAAGAACCATGAAGTCTTGCCCGTACCAGGCGGTGTTTCGACCAAAGGAACGTGCGAACTCTTCCGCAATTTCGATGGAATCGGCATTAATGCTGGCAGGTCGCCCCACAAATAGTACGAACCAAAATGCCATGCTGCACTGCCAACCCATCGTTGAGCGCCCATCACATTTTCTACGATGAGCGGAATATGCCGTCCAGCCGCTTCCGATGCTTCCTGCTGAATCCTAAAACAGGCGTTGAACAGTTCAATGAACTTGTGCGGTGGACCGATTTCGTTCAATGCTTTGGCTCGCTTCCACGGCATTGCGCGATAGCTCGGCTCTTGGCACGGCGGCGAAGCAACGATTACCCTAGCCCGTTTCAATTGTGAACCATGCAGCGAGAGCACGTCCTGTAAAACCAGTTGGCCCGGATACGCTCCGGTTCCGTAGTCGTGTTTTTCGATGTCAAATCCAATCACGTCGTAACCCTCTGAAAGAAAACCTTCCGCCCAACCACCAAGTCCGCAGTACAAATCAACGCATAACGGTTTCAAGAATCCACTCCATCCTGTCCGTCCAGGTATCGTGATGCCGGACGTGCTCCATGCAATTCTGCCGCACCACCCTGCGTTCTGACTCGTCCACATCCAGCCACCAATCTATTTGATATTTCAGGTTGTCCAAGTCTTGCGGGGCGTAGTTTGGGCAAGGAACTTCCATGCCTTCTACAAATGGATGCAGCAATAGACCGCCGCGACCGCAAGTCTCTGGAAGTCTATCGGACCAGTAGAAAGGAATCCCGGCACCGAAGCAATCCCCGACAACCACCTTCATCGAAGCGTATACATCATTGAGAAGATGGCCGCGGACTCCCTCAACGTGTTTGAACCGCTCTCCGTAGGTCTGTTCCAGAAACTCAATCATCTGCCGGCGGAACGGGTACTGTTCGTGGTAGTTCTTGGCTCCGACAAAGCCAACGTCGCATCGGTACTCTTCCCGCACCGTTCCCGAATGGCAGTAGACTTCTGAGACCGCTGGCCGCATCCAGAAATGATTTACCCCACGCGCGGCAAAATCTTTCTGGCGGGAGCCGTCGGCGGTAAATACATATTCCACATTCCAAAACGGAGACTTCCCGATTAGCGATTCCCGTTCTGGAATATCCCAAAACTTGTCCAAGTGAACCGCGAATGTCTTAACGTAATTTGTTTTCAGGTGCTCCAACGCATCGAACATATGCTCATCTGGAACCTTTAACCAACCCGGAGTGCGCACCCACAGCAATAGCCCGTTGTAGAGTGCTGCTTCCATAATGGCGTCCAAGTTGGTCTCGTTCTCTTGGAGCTTTTCGACTTCGTAGCCGAGACCTTGTTCCAATGCCCACAAAATTTGATTTTCGGTTGAGTGTTCTGCGGCGAAGTTACCGATGAAGGCGATGGACGGTGATTTAGACTTTGGACGATTGACCGGCTTGAATTGTTTTGGCTCCATGTCTTTCAGTTGCTCCGTAAATGCTTCTTTGAACGCTTCGTTGCCAGCAAGGAACTCTTCCCGCGGCATCCCTTGCTTGGCGAATCCCTGTCCTTTGTATTTCAACATCTCGCGCACAGCGGTATAGATGTCCAGTGCGGAAACTTCGTTCATCGTGGCCAGGTGCAGCTTGGTCTGACCAGTGGAAGGAATCTTGTAGACCGAGTGAATCTCGTTCATTGGCGGCGCGTCCACCGTTAAGATCGTGGCGTTCACCGACATCGCTTCGTGGATTACGTGACTGAATCCTTCTGTCTCCGATGGTTGCAAGTGGAACATGCAGGCGTTTTGTAGCCGCGTCAATTCAGCGTCGTCAATCTTGCTGAACACAGTTACGCCGTTCGGAGCGTCTTTCTGTTCCAGCCAGTCCGACACAACGACTAGGCTGGCGTTCAATCCTTCTCCGTTCCTGCGCCACTTCCAAGCGTCCATGACTGCCTGAGTGCCTTTGACCTTACTGTTCCCGGCGACGTGGAGAAACGTGTGTATCCGCTGTACTGACGGATCGTGCTTGTCTTCTGAAATGAAACCGACGTACCGCGCCTTCTCGCCAAACACTTCTGAGCAGACACGGTGAGCTTCATGGGTCTTGCAGAGCACGCGGGAAAAATGCCGCTGGATAATCTTCACGTTCTCCGGTCGGAGAAACTCAGGATTGACGAATACCCACGGCGGCGCTTCGGAGCACTTAATCAAACTGCGTGGAGTTACCTCTAAAAAAATACAAAGCGCGAACGTTTCTTCGCATGGTTCCTCATACTGAAGAAACTGCACTTCGTATCCCAACGCTTCGATTATTGGCTTAATGAGAGTGGCATCGCGGAGCAGTCCGCGAGAACCTAAGTTTGTAACTATCCCGATTTTTGGCACGCAAGATTTATACGCAAATTTGCGTTCTGGCGCAAGGGTTACTTCTTTTCTGGTCCGGGAGTGCCGTACTGCTTCTCTTTGGCGATGATCTGACGGCGGATGAAGTCCGGCTGCAATTCCCTTTCAAACAGATGGAGCCGTACTTCCGTACCGGGCATACGGATGATGTACTGGCCGAGATTGTTCTTTCCCTCAAACTTCCAGCCTGCCTCTTGGACTACCGGAGCAACGGTCGCCGGGAGTTCTGCCTTTGCCGGTGCGTTGCCGAATATCTCCCGTTGCGGACTTGCCTCTGTGCCGCGGAATAGCGGCGAGTGTGTCTCCATGCGGCCGGCGGCCTGCGAGATGTCTTTCGGCGTGTTGGCTTCGGCGGTCAGATTCTCCCCGGCCACCTTTGCGGCGCCGTTCTGCTGGTTGGCGACGTGTTCCTCCATGCCAGGAAGGATGCCACCCTTCTTTTCGGCTATCGCCTTAATGAGACCAATCGACGGATGCTCTTTTACTTCCGGTGCCTGCTCGATCTCTTCCGGGTTGAAAGTTGGTTCAGCCCCACCAATGTCCTCTTGGATTCCTTCTGTTTCGGCATCAGGATTCCCGCCAAGTCCACGAATGAAGTCATAAGCCTCATCCGGTGGGGGCGCGTGGCGCTTGTTAAAGTCCACGGCGCGCTCCATCAGCCTGCTATATGCTGCGCTGTCTTTGTTGCGGAGAGCTTTGAGAATTTCGCCTGCGTTGACCTTTGGATTCTCTCTCAGGAATGGGAACATATTGCGGCCGCTGGAAACACTGCGCCACTGGCCACCAATTCGGGTTCCTTCTTTCGGACGTTCCTTTAGCGGTTGATCTGTCTGGCCAACTTCATCGAAATACCGCGCAGGTTTTTCGCCAGACTGTGACGCTTCCGCTTCGGCGCGCAACATGCCTTCTGCGTCGGCAATCTCTTCGCTGGTGAACCGCTTCTCGATCGGCTTCGTTTTCACCTTTGCGATTTTTGGTTTTACAGGCTCAGTGATGCCCTTAATTTCGGCTGGTATGGCCTCTTCTTCCGGCGTTTCAGGGATAACCGGCTTCGTCTCAGGAATGACAGGCTTTGTTTCAATCGGAGCAGGTTTCGGAGCAACCGGCTCAATCGGCTTTACTGCGGCAGGCGCTTCGGCAGTCGGCCCGGACAAAAGTTTGATATTGCGAACGCCAGCCCCACCCGGGAGCATCGTTGTGCTGGTGACTGGTTCAATCGGCGGTATCGTGCCAGCGCGCATACGTGGAGCTTCCACGCGGAAAGGTGTTGGAACTTTCGGGTGTGGTTCTATTACGGTAGCCGATGGCAGACCGTTAGCCGTTTCCGCCGGCGGGATGTACTCGCCCTCTACCGGGGGGATACCTTCAATCAATCCGGCGGGAGTCGTCCAGCGGCCGCCGCGGACTGGTCCACTGGTATCGCCGGGACCGCTGAGAGGTTCAGGAATCCCTGGCAGTAGCCCTGCAACTGGTGGACGTTCTATAGGTGGAACGATTTGCAAGTTAGACCGCGAGAGGTCTTCCAATCCTTTTTGCGCCAAACGTCCCGGCGAGGCTTTTAGATGCAACCGTTCAAAAAGGTTTACGTTGCGGCCTAAGCCGCCAGTGGCGCGAACACTGTCCAGAACCCGCTCCGCTTCCACGGGATTCATTTTATTTCGTAGAGCATCGCGTACTTCCGACAACGCACCGTACCGCCGATTAAATTCTTTGATTCCCGGCTCATTGACGCGCTCAAGCAAGTCGCCAATGCTCCGGTGGAGTTCTCCCTTCATTTCGTTGAATTTCTGCAAGTCTGGACTTAATTCAAGAGCAAGCGCCCTTGCTTCTGGCGTCATGCCTTCAGCGCGACGAAGACGGGCATTTACCTTGACCAGCATCTTGTCGGCATCGCCAAGATTGATCTGGTCAGGGATGTCCATCTTGAACGTTTTTTCGATTCGTTTGAGTTGGTCTATTGTGGCATCGCCAAGCAACTGCTCGCGGGACAGGGTTGGCAATTCTGCATTTCGCTCAATTTGTGGCTGGCGTTCTTTCTTCCAAATATCGTCCAGCCGATTGTCGATATTCTCGACTGTTTGCCGCAGCCGCATGTCAGGACGGATTATTCCGCCCTGTGTGCCAGATTTCCCGATTGGTTGACTACGTTCAATTTCAGCAAGGTCAGGTGCAGCAATAGAGAACGCGTCTCGTAATCCCGCTTGTCCCGATGGCATACCGCTGGAACGTAGGACTTTCTCAACCCCGCGCCGTGCGAGAGGTTGCTCAAGATTCGCTTTAGCGACATCCGATAGGCCGGGAGCAACCGCAGGTGTGGCGAACCTATCTGCCATCGTGTCGGCAATCGGTCGGATCACACCAGCTCGCAAGCCTTTGGCTCCGGTTTCAACTGCCGGACCAACCAAAGGAGCGAGTGCGGCCACGGTTGCGGGTGCAGCGGCACCGCCGATGATCTTTCCGCCCTCGCCGCGCTCTGCTTGTTCTTCCTCTTCTTTGTTGCTTACTCCAAGCAAAGAGCCAGCGCCAACGACTCCCGCCGTAGCGATGGAAGGAATAATCCCGCTACCTGCTTTCCGCGCGCGGTCGTATTCGTGAGAGGCTTCATCGCCAGCCTGAGCCAAGCCGCCATGAGCAGGATCGACACCAGCCTTATTCGGGTTGTACCAAAACTTAGGGTCAAAAACAGACCGTCCCTCAGTTGGGTCCGATGGCGCGAGTTGCTTTAGTTTATTCCACCATTCCGAGCCAGCACCTTTGGTGGAGATTCCTTCTCCCGGCGTGCGTTTCTCAAGCGGAGTAAGCGGTATCTTTGGAGATTTTCCAGCCTCTACGCTGGCTTTCAGCCGCGGGGTTGCTCCTGGAAGTTCTTCGCGGGTTTGCTCACCGCCAGTTTCCTCTTCTGGCTGTTGGGATTCGGCGAACTCTCCAAAATCGGACGGAGGGGCCGCTTTCGGCGCGCGAGACTTCGCAAATTCATCAAAATCTACCTGAGGACTCTGGAACATTACTTTTCGCCTTGAATCTTATATCCAGATTTCTTGGCTGCGGCTTTGGCTTCATCGACGGAGACGTTGTGCGCTTTGGCGTAAGCGTCCAGTAATTCTTTCGTGGCGATCTTCTCCCCGCCTTCTCCGCGAATCTTCGCGGCTTCCGCGCCGGCGTCAATCTTGTCCAGTTCTCGCCGCGCGTCGGTTACTGCTCGACGGTGGTCTTTTGGATCTTCGCTATCCAGAAGTTCTTCGTGAGCTTTGTCCAACACAACCTGTTTTGCTACAAGTTTCCGCTGAACAGCGCTGGCCAAATCGCGCATCTGTTTCCGCTGATCTGCTGTGATGGAGTTGGCTGTGGATGGGTCGAGACTCCATTTCTGTACTGCTGCCTGCAAATCCTGCCAATGCGAACGTCCACCGACGATGCGTGAAATTTCCGCCTCAGTCATACGAAGACCGGAACCTTGTCCACCAGCCATAATGGTCAGTAATTCAGGACCGACCAGAGCATCGGCGGCCGGGGTATGTTGATTCAGGGCTTCCATCAAACGCCCCATGCGAGCCATTGTCTGCTCGACAGGAGTAGCTACTTTTTCAAGAGCGGTTGCATTGTACTGGTAGCTCTTGTCAGACCGTTCGGTGGATTTTTGCGGAGCTTGCGCAACAGCCGCGGCAAAAGGACCAAGCGTTTTACGCTTTTCGTAAACGCCAGCCCACGCCCTATCTTCTGCCGACACCGGCTTTCCCATCCGCACGTCGGTCATTATTTTTTCGTATCGTTGATCCTCTTCCGCGCTGGACGGTCCCTTGCTCTTACCGCCGGCAATGTCATTCGCCAATTCCACGCGTGCCTCATACGCCGTAAAAGGTTTGCCAGTCTGCGGATTGGTTTCCTTCATCTTTGCGTCTACTGCGGCCTGGTCAATGCTCTCTGGCTTTGTCGTGGACTTCTGTTCGGCTTGCCTTACAGCCTCAAAAGCCTCTAGCGCGGTATATGGTTTCCCGGTATCGGGATTGACGCGCGGACCACCGTTCTCGCCAGTGGTCAAATCCTTAAACACTTCCCGTTCAGCGGTCGTGCCTGGTTCACGGTCAGCCATCGCCAAATTTTTCTTGGTTTCCGCTGCGCGCAATTCGTTTTCTGATTCAGCGGTCTTCTCCGCAGTCTCGCGGCCTTCCGCTTTAGCTTCTTTGCTTTCGGCCTCGCGGAGTTGCTCCGTCTTGTTCAATTCGGTGCCGGGGATATTCGCCATTGTCGCTGGCGCAAAGATGTCACCTGCTATGTTCCCAACCTTCGCCGCGTAGTGGGCGATTTTACCTAGCAGGCCAGGATGGTTCTCTTCAGTTCCCCAGGGGTGTGCTTTCTGGTCCTGCAACCGCTCGATCTGCGCGCGGAACGATGCGGAACTGTTCGCCGGAGCACCCGGAGAAGTAATCGGAAGTGCTTGCCGTTCCTTGAAATTCAGGTTTGGCAATGCAGGGATCGTTGGACTCGAAAGTTCGTCCGTAGGATGTGCTCCTGCGTTTCCGGGAGTAACAGGACTGCCGAGGTCGGGAGCAACCGGCTGCATCGGCGGTATCACCGTCGCAGCGTGCGGAGCCGTAGCCGCCAGTTTTGCTTTCCAATCCGCAGAAGGTTCAGCGCGCGGAGTAACCGCAGAAGGCGTAGGAATCGGCCCACTGGCCGCCGGAATAATGGACGGTGGTGGAGCAGGCTTCGGCAACAGACCAGCAGCGATGAGATGTTCTTCGCTGGGATCGTTGGGGAGTGCCCGAATGTCGTCCAAAGTCAGCATGGATTAGCCGCCGCCCCCGCCACTTTCCGGCTTGAACGCCTTTGCCACGTTCGCCGCTGTGTTCATCCATCCCATTGCGTTCTGCTGCCAGCCAGACTTCCCGGCTTCCAGCGCGGTATTCAAATCTTCGTTGGCCAGTTTCCCTTCCCCAAGTTGGGCGGAAGTATCTACGCCGTACAGATGTTCCAATCCAGTACGGGCTTCTTGCTGCTTCTGCTGTTTCAGCCGAGCGTTTTCATTCTGCACGTTCAGCGCATTGGTGGAGAGTTGACGGCCTTTGATTCGTGCAGCTTCATCGAGAACACGGCCAAATCCACCGGCATTGCGCGTGCGTGCTGCGGCGAGGTTCGCTTCGCCAGTCACGCCAGCGTTTGAGCCGCCTACCGCTTCTTGGCTCGACACCAGCATGTTATTTAGGTCGGTCGGGTCGTAGCCGGTGGGATTGTTGGCGTCACGCTCAAGACCAGGGATGATGGAAGAACCAATTTGCGCGGCACCGGAGCCGTAGCCGGACGCGGTATCTTGCGCAGTTTGGCGATCTTTCTTCGCTTTGCCCTGCACGTCGCGGTCAAGTCGGATGGGAAATTCTTCGATGAACGATTCGCCATCTGAATGGAGGAACTTACCTGTGGCGATGTCAAAAGTCGGGTTGTCGCGTACTCGAAACATTGCAACGCCTCACGATTCACCCGATGTGCAGAAATCGTACCACAACTATGTGATGTTTAGGGTATAGGACTGCCAGGTAGAGCGCTGAAAGCCTAACTCTTCCAATCGCTTACCAAAACTCTTGTCCACTTCCGGCGGCACCCAGCAAGTCATCTGGTCCAGCCCGAGTTTCCATGCTTCGTGCGCCAAGTACGTTTTTAGTTCTTTCATCCACTCCCAACGTTCTTCTGGCGTTCCATACTGGTGATCGACCAGTAGATATATTTCCGAGGCTCCGCGCAGGAAAGTCGCCATGATTGCGCGACCATCTTTTTCCACTACCGCTTTCACCAACATCAGCGGGTCGGAAGGGTCCGGCATACAGTTCGGCGGCAGTTCGTTCGCCGCATGGATCTCAGTCAGCACGGGTAAATCCTCTTCCACGAACTGGCGGATCATGGTCCGGTATAACCCGTTAAGGTTGCCCCAAACGCGGTAGCGGCAGAAGGACGCACGCAAATGGCGTTGGCGGCCGTCGGCACCAATGGAGAAACTAAATCCGCGCCAACTACCTGTGGACTTGTTGTAGTCGCGTTCGTACCCATTTGAAATTTGTGAGTCAGCGCAGTGGTTCCTGTTGCGCAGTTTGTTCCTGTTCCGAAAACGATGTCGAGAGTTTGAACTGTCGCCGCCTGGTTGGAAAAAGAAAAATCAGTGACGTAGGCGCGCAGTCCGGCTGCTGGCGCGGCTTGGCACTGCGTTATAGCTGTTACCGCTTGAACAAAGCAACTGAATCGGGTTATGGGCAGCGAAGTTTGCTGCTGCCCATCAAGAAACGTAGGAACCAGAAGAAGAAGGAACAGCCACCCGATTCGCCGCATTACTGTAACCCGTTGACCTGTAGGTTCAACGCGCTGCCAGTTCCAGCGATGGCGGTTATCCCGTTAGCGAATGTCACCCCGCCTAACGGAAACCTCACATTGGAGTTCGCCGGGATGGTGAAATCTGCGTTGCCACCAATCCAAATGATCGGAGTCCCGGTTTTGTCCGCGAGGCGAAATGTGACCGCGGAATTGGTGATGTTGTTGACGTACACATCCGTAACGCAAGTGGTGGTGCTAGTGACGGACGTTCCGGCGGCCGTGGCGACTCCGACCGTGCTATTGGTGAAATTTGTTGACTGCGTACACGCCGAAGGGACGGAGCGCACGATACCGATATTCGCAACTCCCGTTCCGTTCGCCACTGTTCCACTCACTGTGGTAGTCGGAGCCGAATCCACTGCGACGTGGAGATTGCTTCCCGTGGCCTGCGCGACGGTAACGTTTCCTGTTACCGCTGTCGTCGATCCCGAGTCAATAATTACGTGGCCGCCCGTCCCGATGGAAACAAGGTTCGTTGTACCGGGAGTCGTTTGGTCAATCCCTACTTTTCCAACGATGGCAGCACCAGCCGGCAGAGAACCGCTGATCGTGACCGCTTGGCCGCCAGAGTTCTGTTGCTGTCCCGACATATTGACGGCACCGATGAACGCCAGCAAGAGTGCAAAATACAACACCCGCCTCCACGTTCCCATCTTGTCCAGATATTTCATTCCGTCACCTCAGTTGTAAAATTCAAAATATGCAATCGTATTCTCTGCCGTGGCCTTTAGGAATGTTACGGTGTCACCCTTTGCAAACCGAAACTTTTTGTAGAGAGCCGGACAACTAAACGTCACCCAGTCATACCCGTCCAGCCAATAGCAGGTTTCCATGTTTTGGTCGTCGGAGCAGCGCCCAATCTTTGTGCGGTTGTTGGTTCGCAGAAACATCCAATAGCCGCACTCAATTGGAGCGACAATCGGTGTCCAGTCCGTAGTCTTTAAGTAGTACTCCTGAATAACTGAACCGACCGATTTGCTCACGATACAATCGCCCTCTTCGGTCCCGCCGATGGCCGAGTGAGAACTTTTCCGAAGCCTGAACCGCCTTGCTGTCCTGAAACCTGAGCTGTCCCACTTCCAGTGCTGGGAATAAGCGTCATTTGCTGCGTGCCGCCAGGGTCCACTGCGGTCGGCGTAGTGCCACCATAATGCACTACTTGCCCAGGCTTTCCACCGGGATATTGCGAATAGGCGCGAAAATAAAACTGCTGCGGGTTTCCGTCGTCGTCCTGCGCAGGTAAAGTAATTGGAGTCATTGAACGAGAAGCGCCAAGATGAACCGGATGAGGGCGCGTAAAATTTGGGTCTGTGTCGTATTCAATAAAATACCTGAGTCCCTTGTCGATGGGGTTGGAGTCGTTGATTACCGCATGGACCATACCAGTCCCGTTGGTTTTAACCGTTAGTTCTTGAATGGTAGGCGGTGGCGGCAGAACACCTTTGGGCGGAATAGCTCCGTTTTTCCCTAGATTGTTGACGGCATCCTCAATGCGTTGCAAAGCAGACTGTAACCACTGTCCTTCATCGACTTTGCGCAGGCGAGAAATTTCTTTTTGAATATCCAACGCCGCCGGAGAAGCACTCTTCGCCATTACGCCCTCACTTCTTGCATATTAGGGACTACGGACGTAACATTAGGGGTATGAAAATCGACGCCAAAGGTCGCTTTGTACGAGTCCCAATGAAAGATAGATTTTGGGAGAAAGTTAACAAAAATGGACCGCCACACCCGACTCAGCCATCTTTGGGTAACTGTTGGATGTGGACTGGTGCCAGAATTACCGACAAGAAATCTAAACATCATTACGGACTTATCTGGAACGGAACTCATAATAGAAGGCTCCGCGCCCACCGCGTTTCCTGGGTACTTGCAGGGAAGAAAATCCCTAAAAATAAATTCCTTCTTCACAGTTGTGACAATCCGCCATGTGTAAATCCAAACCATTTGCGCACAGGAACGCAGGCTGAAAATATAACGGACATGGTTCAACGTGGGCGGGGTTGTTTTGGAGAAAGGAACGGTTCTGCCTTGCTCACAGAAAAGGCCGTTATGGATATTCGGAGACGCTATCCAAAGGCTACAAGGACTGGACCAAGAGAACCAAAAGAGAAAGCCATTATTGCCGCAATTTGCAAGAAGCATAGAATTAGCTTTAATTGGGCTTCGAGGATAGCTCGTGGAGATCGGTGGAAGCATCTTTATTAACCGTTGCGGCCTCTCACGCTTGACCAGGGGTCTTGCTGCAAAGCCACCATCATTCTACTTAGGTTAAAAGACGCTCCAATAGCGTCAGTCTTGAACTGGAAGAACAGTCGGTTGGCCGTTTCGTTCAGTGGTAGCTCAATATCTCCGTCGGTCATCTGCGGCAGGGTTATTCTTGGCAGCAAATCATGCGCATATTGAGAATCGAGTGAGTTCGGGAACACCCGGACGTTCAAATCCCCGGTTCCGTCCACCAGCATCGACATATACGTGTAGACCTTGCGCAGAGAGCCGATTCTGAGACCTTGCCCTTGCTCATCGGTCACAAATCCGTAGGTATCGTAAATCTGCTGGATGGCCGAGCAGTCATCTTGGCCAAAATCGTCTACAAGTTCAAAGACTTTTCCGTTTCCATCGGAGTTTCCGAAGAAAAGCGGCTCCGTGGTGTCGTCGCGGCGCAAGAACGCGGCGCACGGCGCTTTGATTGTCCAGATCGACCACTTCCGCGTCAGTTCCGAGGCAATCAGACGCCCAGAATACGAAACGTGGACTCCGACTTTCTCTGCCAGCGCAGATCCGGTGTTCAACTGGCGGTAGTTGCACATCAGAATGACGTTTGGCGTCGTTGGGTTGCTGTCGTCGGCAATAATTCCGGTCGGCAACCACTGGTTAGGAGTTTTTAGAGGCACACCAAACATCACGCGCCGATTCTTCACGTCGTTCTTCACCCAAAGGGTGTGGCCGTAGCGCCAGTTAATCTGATTCCATAGCCGCTGAATCTCTTCGGTGATTTTGATCGGTTCGCCACCGTTGAAAATGTAGCCCCCGGCCTGTCCTGCAATAATCGCCCACGCTTCTCCGGTGTTTGGTTCGTCAATTCCGGTCGTCACACCATAGATTGACGGTGTACCGACGGAGTTCGATACGATTCTGAGGCTCCAACCAGAAGGCTCCGTGCTTCCGTTGTCCTGTGTCGAGACAAACGATCCTGTCTTCACCAAATACAGTGTGTCGTACAGCGTAAACGCGCTGCGCACGGGCTGTTGGTTCTCTCCCGCGGTGTCAACGATGCCGCCTTCGCCGCTTTCATCGAACGCCTCAAAATTGTTGACGTAGCTTCCGGTAACTTGCGTGTCCAGATTCGGCTGCTCTGTCGGAAATGGCTCGTTTCGGTCAATTTGAATTGTCGTTCCGTCTGGAATGTTCTGCGCGTAGATTCGCAGAAGCAAATCGTTCGGCACCGGAGCCAAAACGGAAGTCAGCATCGCTCCAGTGAATATCTGCATCGTGTCCGTCAGTGACGCAAGAGGAACCGAGAATGTTCCGAGTGATGTTCCTGTGGACGGGCTGTAAAGATCGACAACGAGATTCCCACTTGCGCCGCCAGCGGTCTTCAGCGCAGTAATGCGCGTGCTGTATTTTGTGGATGCCCGGATGATCGGCACCTTAAACTCATCCTGAAAGGCAGGTTGAGTAATCATGCCGTACTTGGCCTGAGTGCTTCCGGTAGCGTTTGAAATCTCGTAGGCGAATCCGAAGATCGGAGAATCCACCAGCGTCCCGCCAGCGCCCGAAGTTGCGTCAAAGGTCCAGCCAAGCGGCTGTTTCGGCGGCGCCGGAGCCACTTCCAGATACCCACCGTCAAAAGACCAGTTCAGAAGATTCGGGACTTTGTTCTGCTCGCCGATAGCGAAAGCCCTGGACGCGTAACCGATAACTCCGAGGATGCTTCCCAATTCGATTGTGGCGAAAAGGTTGTTTCCTTGAATGTCGATTCCGCTGGCCGCGAGCAAGACTCCATCCGAGAAACTCAGATTGATGCTCCGCGAAGTGTTGTCGTTCAGGTAGGTCGAGGTATTGGTGACAGTGATTCCGTTGCTCAACACGTCCACCGGAATAGGGATGTTGTAGAAGTTTCCACCGTTGGCGGCCGTCAAATGCACCACGCGCGCAATCACGTCGTCCGGCCCGGATGCCAGGTTCCCGATGGTCAGCGTCGAGGCTCCTACTGGAACGTCAAACGTCAGAATTGGAGATGGCGCGGTCATGTACCCATTGCGGGTGAGAAACGAGTAGCAGACTTTACGGATTCCAGCGGAGATGATTCCCACCGTGACCAGAGTACCGCCAGTTTTGTTCCCGACCACTTTCAGCGGATCGAAGACAAAGATCGTTCCGAAGATTACGCCGATGCCGTCTTCTGCCACACTGGACACGTCCGCGCCAGTCAGATTGATCGAAAACACGCCTGCCGAGGTCGAGGAAATGACTCCATTGGTCACGTTGAAAATGCCGTTGCCATTCAGCGTTCCGGTTACGGTCACAGCTTGTCCAACCGTCGGATTAGTTCCGCTTATTAGGTTGAAACCATAAGTGGCGACGTTGCCCGTTAGCGACGTGCTGGTAATCTGCAACTGTGCCGCGTTTGGCGTCTTCTGCACTACCCAGGTGCCGTCATATCCCGCCGGCGGGGAGCCGCCAGTGCCGGAGATGGCCATAGAGTTCCCCACTTCCAGATTGGGAACCTGCGCCGAAGCCGTCAGCGTGGCGGTCGTGACCTGGTAGGTGCCAAACGGCCCGTGGCCTTCTTCATGGTCGGCCTGATTAACGCTTTGCGTTGACGGCATGACCACGGTAAAGAACCAGCGTTCAAACTCTGCTCCGGGCGGCACACCTTGCCCGATGCTCACCACAATGTAATCGCCGTCTACCGTCTGGCCGTTGAAATCCTGGTTTGGCCCTGGAACATCAACGCCAGCAATCTCGACACCTACTCCGGGCTGCAAGTCGGGGTCTGCCGTTGGTTGCGCACTGACGCGAGCGTAATAGACGGTCAACACGTTTCCGGGTGCGGTGGAACCGGGACCATTGGACCAGAGAATCCCTGATAGCCGCCCAGGGGCTTCCGGGTCGCCTTTGGCAGTCGGCTGGGTGATGCTCAGGATATCGATAGTCGCGGTGGACGTGGAAGCCGTCGGCGGCGCGCCAGGACCAACCTGCGAGAGTCGGTCAAAGTTCGTTCCGTCGTAGGTGTACGGGATGTCCGTACCGTTCAGTAAATTGGACAGGGCAATAAATTCTCGGTCGTCAATCGTGGCCGATTCAGCGAACGTGTCCGGCTCGATCGCCGAATAGACTGCGGAGAGCACGTTGGGATTGTTGATGGCATCTTCGCGGTACATCGTACCGTTGCTGCCAAGCACCAGCGAGTAGACTTCGCCGCCGGTCTGCGCGAATGTTTTGAGGTAATTGATGTCTGGCGGTGGATTCGGCGTTGTGAAGACCTGAATCTGTACCGTCGCAGTGAAAGTTACAACCTCGCCGCCAGTTGTCGTTGCAACGATGTTCACCGTGAAATTCGGGTCACTGAGAATCGAAGCACTGAGCGTCAATCCCCAATTATCGGTAGGACTCCCGACGACTACGGTTCCGGGGCTTGCCGGAAGTTGTGTCGTGTGAATCGTTGGAGAGAGCGTGCCATCTGGTAATTGCAACTGCACGGACAGAATCGCATCAGGAGCAGCGTTGTCCTGACTGCCGGTAATCAACACTTCCACGCCAAAAACAGGGAGTTCGTCGGCTTCCGTACATCCACAGCCGCATGAAGGAACCGGGAGAGGGTTTATATTTACAGGGATCGGCGGACCAAAATTAAGCGATTGCAGTGTTTGCGAACTAGGGCTGCCACCACCCCCGCCAGGTGTGGAACCAAACGCTAGAGTTACCGCGGCCCATACGTTCTTGGCGTCCAATCCAAACGTAGGCGAGTAACTTCCAATAGTGGACGGAACAAAGAATTGCGTCTGCAAAATTCCAACGTCAGCGACGAGACCACCACCGGATGAAGTGAAACCAAATCCGGGGGTCAGCGTGGAAGGGGCTGCCGAGTATCCAGCCGATACGACAAAACTTGGGTTGTTGTTGGTCTCTACGGGACCGCTGCCGATGTCGGTAGGCGCTTCAGTGGGTGTGCTTGTGCTCGACGCCCCGGCCGAACCAGGCACCGTGCTAACTGGAATGATGCCAGCAAATTCAGCAACGTTGAACGCGCGCCCGTTGTTCAGGGTTGAAATTCTAATCGTGTTCTCACCTGAATTGCTTCCGGTGAAAGCGCAAAACATTTCCAGCGCTTCGTTTGCCGGACCTGCTTGGTAGAAATACTGGCTCTGGTGGATTGCGTGCCAATCCAGTCCGAAGCTGTCGATGATGCTCACGACACCCAAGTTGTAATGCCACAAACTGATAACGACGAGGCTGCCTGCGCTCAGATTTAAAGTTACTGAGTCGGTATCAACGTTTTCGCCCAGCTTAAATACACTTTGGAGCTTCCTAGCCCCTGAGCCGCCGCCGCCTTCGTTCAAAGTAACACTGCCACCCGACCAGGCTTGGCCACTTCCTACTGATTGAGTGAAAGCTGGATTGAGAATGTAGGACGAACCGGCGTAACTGAATACACTTTCTTTTCCTGGACGCCCAAACACTGAACCCAAGTCATAGTCGCAGTTGATCGAAAGCGGACTGGCGCCATCCGGCAAACTTTCTGGCGACGCCTCCGTGTAGAGGCCGCCAAAGAGATTCAGTGGGACTTGAACGAGTGGGTCTTGCGCGTTTTGGATATAGAAAAAACGGAACTAAGCGGCATCACTCGCCTAGTTCCGTCCTCCTTCTTTGGATTTACTATGCGTTCCGCAGATATTCCGCGACGAACGAAATCGTGTCGGCGAAAACACCGGACAGCGAGTTCGCGGCCGAGGACAATTCTTGCAACGGTGCCGCCGTGGTGAGAGAGCCGGACGGTGGAACCTGCAAGACCATCAGTTTTCCAGTGGACGGGATGCGCTGATAGATGTAGCCAGCACCGGCGCCAGTCGCCCGAAAGGAAACCATTGCGGAATTAGAAGTGACAGGGAGTGCCGCAGACAGTACGGAATCGAGAGTCAATCCGCCTGCCGGATAAGTGTCAGTCCGAGCGCTCAACGTCAACGTTCCATAGAAACGTTGAATACGCTGGTCGTTGGTCTGTACTGCGCCACCTGCTACTGAAAGCGTTGCTTGTGCCATTTTATTTTCTCCAACTCAGCCCCCGAACGCTGGCCTTTTCTTTGTCTGCAACCGTGTTAAGGCTCACGTGGCCTGCATTTACTACGATCCCATCGTCATGCCGGGTCCGTTGGCACGCCAAAAACTTCCATCGTAGTAAAAACTTTGGACACTCACCGAGCTTGCGTCTGGCGAAATAGCCGTTGCGCCCTTGAAATTCGTTGGCCAGACAAACGTCCGGCCGCCAGTGGCGTCTTGCGTGATAACAAACGTGATGGTCTGCGCCGCCGTCGGATTGGTGACACTGCTGGAAGTCACGTTTCCAGTGAGCGTCATTTTGAAACCATCTCCCGCGCTGGCATCGAACGTCGGTGTTGCTGAGAACGTCGTTGTAACCTGTCCCGGTAAATCAGCGGGAACAATTAGGCGCGCAGTGACCGCGCCAGTGCCGCCCGATGCAGGACCGGCAAGGAATTTATTTGCGGCCTGGTTCGCCAGCCCAAGAGTTACCGCAAGAGTCCCGGAACTGGTGATTGGACTTCCGCCAACGCTCGACGTGAACAGTGCCGATGGCGTGAAAGTCAGCGCGACGCTGGTAACACTCCCCACGCCGGCGGGAAGGTCAGCAGAGACCAATGCACGAAACGTTGGCTGCGCGGCCGGTCCTGAAACAGGTCCAGCCCATACCGAGTTCGCGTTCTGATTGACTTTGGTAATCGCCAGCGTTCCCGAAGTCGTAATCGGCGAACCGGCGATGGCAAACTCCGTCGGAACCGTCTCCGCGACACTGCTTACTGTTCCAGCTCCCGGACTCGCAACAGTTTGGTCAAGAAATACCGTGGTCGGGATACGATCGAATGGATCGAAGAAGACAAGTGTAAAAAGTCCGGGCGATGCGTAGAACGAAAAGTTACCGTTGCCATCAACAATGACGGGATTCGCCAGCACTGTTCCGCTTGAATCGGAATAGATGTTGGCAAGCGGACTTGGCGGAATGGCACTGGTGGTCGCCGGCTGGTTGCAGACGTACACGTAAGCGCCCGGAATCGCTTCCCCTGGCGCGTTGCGCACTACCCCGTCATAGCGGAAGAAGGACATTATCCCTGCCCTGCCTGTCCCAAATTGGTGTTGCCACCGTCATTGGAACCGCCTTCACCGTAGGCTGTACGGCGATACGTGACCGTTTGAGAGCGGCGAACGTATTCCAAAGCCATGTCCGAAATTGCTGCGTCGGCTTTCTGTTCTAGCCCCAAGAGCACTTGTGGATTCGCGCCGCGGGATGCGCCGTACAATCCAACCATCAAAAACGCCATCGCGTCTTCGCAGTCGATAATCCCTACCGCTGTGGTATCGAAGTCGGCGGCCGGAACGTCAAGCGGAGGCTGGCCAGACTGATACCGCAACCGCAAGTTCTTCGCCTGCGTCGATCCAATCATGTAGATTTTGTAGTTGCGCCACTCCCACATTTTCAGCATCGGCCCCTGAATCGCCGAGGGGAGTCCTTCTTCTGGCTGGGCCATTGGTGTAAATGGGAATCCACTACCGATAGTCTGCTCTTGCACCAAGTACGGCTGTAGAAGGTCGCTTGGCAGTTTCGGAGTTGCGTGCATTGTGGTGCCGTCAAAATATCCGTCGTACCCCACGTACACCTGCACGGCGTTGTTGACTTCCACCACTGGCGTCATGTTCGTCAGGATTACATTGTCCTTGATCGGAAACGTGACGCCTTCATTGCGGAGCTTGCGTTGCAGCGTGCGAAATGCGGAATTGAAATACGGCAGCATGAACGGAGCATCGTTGGTGAAGATTCGCCCTTGCTGGCCGTTGACGCCAGTAAACGTGTCGTTCACGACCGACCGCGCCAGGTTCGCAATCGAACCCATCGTTGGGAATCCGTTCTGTTGGAAACTTGGCGACATCCATGCCTTTCACTTTCAAAAACTTACTTGAGGGGCACCGTCAGCCACGGAATCGGGTTGACCGCGGGTGTAGAGAGTGCCCCCCAAGAAAGATCGTTTAGCCGGCGGCCTTTGTGCGCGGCTTTCTCTCCGCAGCTTGCTTCGGCTCGGCGCCTGTCTCTTTCTGCTGCTTCGCAGTGATGACGGATGCCTCATACCGTTCGCGGTCGATAATGCAAATGTCTCCGCTGGAATTGCGGTGGTACGCGATTCCTTCCAGAACCAAGTCGCCGCAGTTGAGGCACTCGGTCTTGTGACGGTGGCTCATGTGCCACGGTGCGGAAAGTCCGAAGTAGTCCATCGCAAAGTGCATTAGTCCGCTGATTACGCCCGGACGCCCTTCCGCGTGGTACTTGTTTCCTTCGGCCACCAGAGCTTCCATCGTGCGGTCTGCGCGTTTCCTGAACAGTGCGATCTGCTCATTGAGTGCGGGATCATCCGGCGTAAGTTCGGACCAGAACACGCCGAAAGCGTTCATGTCCATACCGCTCATGTCTTCCTGGCCGGTGATGCGGTCGTTAAGCTGCGTGCGCCAATCGGTTCCGGGAAAGTGACTCGGGTTCAACAGGCTGGTGGCGTACTTCCGGCCGTCCACCTGTTTGTAGTGATACTCCGACGTTCCCGGCTTGACGTAGCGCTCGTTGACCAGTCCCGGAAACGGTTTGACGGAAAACTTCTTTCCTTTTTCGCACGGCTCGATCGTGAACATCGGAAACTCTGGCGGTTGATTGCGGACGTGAGGCAGCGCGCAAATATTGTAGATATAGATCGGCGGCTTGAGTTGCGTGTTGTCTTGGGTCTGAAGTTTGGTTTCTCCTAGCCCTTCACCACCAGGGCCGCCGTTCTCAATCTGCCGCGCCTTATCGAGTCGCGCGGTTGGCGGTGCTCCGGTTACTGGAAATGCAGACGTACCCATAATCTACTTCCTCCCGATTTTTAATTTTCTCAGCGAGCTACCGAAAGTACCCGATTGCCCGTCTGGAATCCCTTTGTGAAACGCCTTCCGTTCTTCAGTTCCCGTTTCCAAACCTTTTCAATCTGTTCCATCTTGCGGTCAAGTAACGATGTACGAACACCCTGCCGCGAATATGAGACCGGACCGAAGTAACTCGGCATGTTCTCGGCCATCACTTCCGCCATTTCTGCGACATCCTTTTTGTGCTGCGCCAGTTTGTTCGCCTGGTGAATCGCTTTCAGTTCGTCCTGCGAGAGTGCCTGTACTTTGGCAATTAACGGAATGATGGTGTCGATCAAAACATGGGACAGCGGCATGTGGTGAATGATGATTTTCTGGTCTACGGTCTTCCAGCAGTCCACGTTCTCGATAATCCCGGTGTGTGGGTTCAGCATTGGAACCCATTCCCGCACCTTGCGCCCCGGCGTAATTTCCTGGTGGTACAGCGGTTGGACAATTTCGTAGCGGCCGCGCCACGGATACTCGCCCAAAAAGTGCATCTTGCTGAACGTGTCCCAAGTGGTTTCGTAATACGTGGCGGGAGAGCCGTAGTGCGCTGGCTGCTTCCAACGCATGATTACCCAACACGGCGTTCCGTGGCACTGGTAAATATCCCGATAGGCACGTCGCTCGTTTCCGAATCGATCCCGCCAGATGTCCCCCATGCGGAGAAATTCGGATTGCCCCCAAACAATTTTGAAGATCGGCTCCCCGAACTGCGAGACGCCAAATTTCCGAGTCAAACGCTCTTGGAACTCTGGCGGACATTGGCGCCTTTCGTGGCGTTCGGCCTTCATGCTGCTTCTGCGACTCCGAAGACTTCATCGGCCTGTACCAGCACCAGGTTTGGTTCTCCGGTCAACTCTTCCACTGCTGGGATGTCCATCGGGTAGTTGGTGAAGATCACCTCATCACCCACTTTGATGTCCCAGGGAATTTCGGTTCCGTCTGCCGTGCGCCCCGCGCACCGTGAGAGTGCTACCACTTCGCCGCGCTGGGAACGGTCGTCTTTCGTTTCCGGGATTATGATGCCGTCCCGAATCTCTTCGCCGCGGATGAACTTTCGGATAATCACCCACTTGTCGCGCGGACGAATAACTGTCTTCCTTGCAAGTGCTGGCGTGGCCATTTTAATTCCCCCGATATTTCCCGAGATACTCAAGTGCCTTTTTAACCCAACCCGAACACTCGCCCGATATATCCAACCCAAGAGAAATCAAAACTTCTAAGTTGCCCACAAGAACGTTGCATCGGCGGCAAAGAACTCCGCGCAAGCATTTCCCGCACGAACCATATTTCTTGCAGCAGGAATGGTCATGGTCGATCCCGAGACGGTTTCCGTTTTCTTCTCGGACACGTTCGCAAAGCGCGCAGCGGTTTCCTTGAGATTCCAGCTTTGCCAGATACCACTCTTCCGTGGTGTGGAAGACAGAAATGAGCCTCGCTCGACATCTTTTGGAATGGATGTCTTTCGGCAGATGTCGGATGTATCTCCGTGCGCTCTGCTTTTTTGGCTCAGGGTTTTGTCGGTAATCTTCTTTTGCGTTCGCAAGTTGCTTCTCTCTGTTCTTCTCGTACCACTCGCGATGATATTGCTTATCTTTGGCGATTTGCTCAGGAGTTCTTTTCGCGTTGTTCTGCCTTCTCAATTCCAGCGCAGCGTCTGAATTGCTGTAATAATAAGCCTTGCTTCTCGCTTTTAATTTCTCCTTGTTTTTCAAATAATACGCGCGGTGATATTCCCGAGTTCCCATCTCACTCTCCTTGAAAGAGCGGCAAAGGGAAAAGTGTTCAAGGCACCTTTCCCTTCACCATTTCCGTCACGGATCAAGTGACGGCGAGAAAGATTCTACTACGAAGTTACTGAAGGAACAGCACAATTACTCAGTACTGCTGCCGCTTTCATGTTCGTGTTGAAGAGGTTGAGAAAACTATGGTAGTAAAAAATGGAACTCGTCTTGTAGGTGGTGTTCCCGCTTCCATCGTTGGCCGGAACTGGCATGGTGGTAACGCCGTCGCCGAAGTCGTACAGGCTTGGCTCGACGGTTTCGCAGATCCCCCAGGTTTCCGGGCAAACCGCGTCCAGCCGTCCCTGCTTCGCCTTGTAACTGACGTGCAGCGGCCGGCCGCCGTAGGTCGTCGGCATGTATTCCATCGTCATGTCGAGAGCCTTGTCGCCGGACGGTTTCTGGTTTTGGGAAAGAACGTTGGTGTAGAGCTGCGCAACCGCAAGTTCTTGGTCGGCATTGCAGACGAACTGGAAGTTCTTGGCGTGCTCGTTGTCATCACCCAAACCGCGGCGGATGAGAATCTGCACCTTGTAGGGATCGGTGGTGTTGATTGCGAAGCCGCCCTTGTTGATGGTCGGAGTGGACAACTGCCCCGGATAGGTTGCGCGGGACAGGTTCAGCACGGTTCCGGTCGTCGCGGCCACCTGGTACGTGTAGATACCAGTGATGCCGGAGTTCAGAGCGCCCGAAGACCCCTGAATCATAATGAAGTCGCCGGCTGCCGTGCCTGCTGGCAAAGCGGTCGAGAAGTACACGGTGTCCGCGGCGCCGTCAACGTAAGAGACCGTTGCAGTGCCGGAACGGGCCGAGCCGCCTTCAGCCGCGAAGAACTGCACGACTTGCTGTTCCTGAAGCTGGTTGGCCTGTCCGCCAAGACCAACGATCGAGGACGTGGAGTTGCCGGTGCCAGTGGTGTTGTTGACCGTGGCTGTGGATGGGATTTGCAGGACCGCGCCGCTGCCGTCGGAGAGGAACTGAGAATCCAACCCCTGCATGTACGAATCGAAGGAGTTTTTCAGTTCTTCCGCTTTGAGCGAGATGAGACCACGCTTCGGACCCTGTGTAGCAATTCGGGCCAGGTAGGTGATTTCGTTCCCGGCAAAGGTTCCAACTACGGTCTGATCGCCGGAAACCCACAGAGAACCAGTGCCACGATTCAGAGAATCGCCGTCGCCGGTTGCCTGGAAGATTGCCGCGCCAGACTGGATGCGGATCGGAATACGGAACGCGGGACGGCTGGTGCCGCCGGCGGCCGTGGTAACTGCGGTCGGATAGGTCTTTGCACCCTTCTTGAAGAAGTTGTAAAGCGTCCGACCTTTGAAAACGTAATTCGGGATGCCCTTCGCAAATGCTTCGATTTCAACGCCTTGTACTGCGGCCTCTAATAGAGGAGCCATACACGTATACCTCAGACTCAGCTCGACGCCTGCGATTCGCGCGAATGACGCGCCCGCTTCGCTCTGCGGAGTATTTCTGCGTCGGCAATCTGCACGAACTCAATCGCACAGACTCTTACAACACCCGATATACGTTTGGATTTGTTTAGCGACGGTATCGTACTGCTGCATTTTGGGGAACGCGCGCCCCGCATCGCTCAACGGAAGCAAGGCTACTGCTAAACGTGGGAATGATGCAAGGGAAAAAATTAAGGCTGGCCTCGCAGAGTGTACTATCCGGCGAAACCAGCCCTATCTTTGGACGTTACAAACTAACCCTAAGGTTTAAGCGGCTCACGCTGACCTTAGCTCGTCTGTACGAAGTCAATCGGGACGTTTGCCGTCCATCGCGGAGCGCCCGTCACCAGACTCAGGCGAGGCGGTAACTGGTTCTGCTTCGGAAACAATCGGCTCGACCGCTGGCGGCTCTGGCTGCGTCTCCGGCTTTTTCTCAGCGCGCTTTACCGGCTTCTTGACTGCCTGTTTCTTTTTCATGGTGTTCCTTTACTTAACTATGGCGAGGGAGTGGCCGCCGCCCACGAGCATCAGGAACGCCAGCAGTCCGGCGAAGAAAGCCAGTCGCCCGATTTCAACCAGCTTTGGATTCGCGCTGAGTGCGTACATGAGGACACCAACGAGTGCGACCAAAAGACTGAGGTAGATAATCATGAGGATTCCCCCTTCTAAGGCATTGTCACTGTGGGAGATTAAACCTGTCTGTGCAATACCGGACTACCTGTATCAGTGGAAGTAGACGTACTTCCCGTTTTTCAGGTGCGCGAAGCCTTTCGCCCAAGTAGTGTCGTTGGTCTTTGACCAATCCACTTCCTCAAACGCGGGAGCATCCTTAACCTGGATTGCCTGCCCTTCCACTGCTGCGGCTGGCTTCGCCGGAGTCCTTCCGTTGACCGGAGTTTGGCCATTCGGCTTTGGCGTTGGAGTCGCGCTCCGGGAGAGATTCGGGTATAGCGTGTTTTTGTAGTTGCGGAATATCCCCGGCAGCAATTCATTGAACTTCGCGTTAATGAACTTCGCGACGTAGGCTTGGTCACCTTTGGCGATGTTGGCTTGGACTTGTCGCCGGAATACCTTGTCGGCGTTCATTGCCGCCCAAACTTTCTGTTTCAGGTTTTGTGAAAACTCGCGTTGCCCTTCGCCGGACAATTTTAGTTCCTTGAAAAACGGAGCAAGGGTTGTGGCCAGTTTCTCGCTGTTAAGCCTTTTTACTTCGTCGCCAATGGCGCGTTCCTTGTTCTCTTTTTCCTGTTGTTGCAACTTCTGCTCGCGTTCCTGAAAACTTTTCTCGCGCGGATCGACCTGAGTCCTCGTGGCCTTCATCTTCTCCGCGTCGCCAGTCAGTTTGGCCAACCACTCGCCGACGTTCTGCAACAGATCGTAGGCTTCTTGGCCCTTCCCGACTTTCAGGAAGTCAGCCATAGCTACCAAACTCTTGCTGAGTCCGGCATCATTCAATCGTTGGACCATCGGACGCATAAGTACTGAGTCCAACGCTTCCATGTTCTTGTTCTCTGCAAAAATATCCAATGCAGCCTCGACCATCTTCACAGTCGATTCAGCATTGGATTTGTAGAGAGTCTCGACCAGTGAGCGGTCGCCATTGGCGAACTGCTCCATTTCGGTCGTATAGTCCTGCACCTTGTTTTGCAGTTCGGTGATGCCATCTTCGCCACCGAGAGATTCGATTGTGGCTTTGGCGCGGCGAGCGTCCTGCACCGTAGGAAATTCTTTTTCGTAGGCTTGGCGGCCGTAGTACTGCTTGGCCAGCAACTTCGCTGCGGCAGGATTGGTCTTCTTCAGCGCGGCAATGGTATCGCGCGTGGCCTTGTCCATCGTGCG